ACTTCTATTAGGAGAAGCGATGGGGCATGGATACCACAAGACCCTGCTAACTCTGACTACCAGCAATACCTAGCATGGGTTGCTGAAGGTAACACCGCCGAAGAATGGAGTCCAGATGCCACTATCTAGTGTTGTTGGCGCACAGTCAATTGTTAAGCCTGGTGTCTGTACGTCATCTACTCGTCCTGCGTCACCGTTTGACGGTCAAGTCATATACATGACTGATGTAGATCAAACGGCTGTATGGGATGGTACACAGTGGACTGTTCTTGCTCCTATCGCTGGTGGTAGAAATGTAATTATTAATGGTGACTTTAAGGTTTGGCAACGAGGAACTTCTTTTTCTGCTGTAGCACCTGGTGCATACACTGCCGATAGATGGACAAACTCTTATGGTGCGGTTACATCCAACATAACAAGAGATACAGATGTTCCGTCAAAAGACTTTTCGTACTCTTTGAAGTTTGCGGCACCATCAACTTTTTCTACTGCTGAATATGTTTTAAGAACATGGCTAGAAGTTCAAGATGTCAAGCGGTTTGTTGGCAAATCTGTTACTTTGTCTTTTTGGATTAAGTCATCTAAAACTTCAGTTAAGGGTCGTGTCGCTGCTTACCTAGCAACAGGTGGACAAGACATACAAACTGCTTTTACGGTTGTTGCCAATACATGGACAAAAATCAGTCTTACTGCAACATCGTTTAGCAATATCACTGCCTGGACTACTGCCGACAATGCTCATGGTTGTTTTGTTGATGTTGGTTTTGCTAATAGCCAGTCATACACATCGTCAGATTACTTTATGGTTGCAGGTATCCAATTAGAGACTGGCTCGGTGGCAACTCCGTTTGAATTTGAACACTATCAAACAACACTTGCCAAATGTCAGCGTTACTTTCTTGCAAGAATTTCTGGCTTTGGGACTTCGTTTTTTAACGTAAACTCAACCAATCTTGCTGGTTCCGCATTTTTCCCCGTTCCAATGCGAGCCGCACCAACGGTCACAATATACAATGGAGATACGATAAACACTGTTGCTTTGATTGGTGGAGGTTCTGGAACCGTGTCTGGAATTGGGTCAATCACAACTAATGGTTTTTCCAGTCTTCAGGGTACAGGGTTTACTGGGATTGCTGGCGCACAATTCAACTTTCAAGCAGCAATAGAGTTGTAATTATGTATCAAATTGTTAAAAGTACGCTTACCAATGAGGTAACTTGTATTGCAAGAATGGAAGACTATGCATATATTCCATTGGATGAAGCAAACTCTGATTATCAACAGTATTTAGCGTGGGTAGATCAAGGCAACGTAGCAGAGGAATGGAACCCTAATGGCGATTGATTTCCCTAACTCCCCAGCACTTAATGATTACTTTGAGTCAAATGATAAGGCTTGGACTTTTAACGGCACGTCTTGGGATATTGTCCAGACACCTGCCAATCTAAGTATTGCTAATGCGTCTATTACTGGGGCAAAACTTGCTTCAGGAGCCGCTGTAACCAACATTGGGTATACACCAGCAAACATTGCCTCACCAACATTTACAGGGACAGTTGCTGGAATAACTAAGTCAATGGTGGGCTTAGGGTCTGTAGACAACACGGCAGACACGGCAAAACCTGTATCCACAGCACAACAAACCGCCCTTGATCTTAAGGCTCCATTAGCAGGCCCTACGTTTACAGGCACGGTCACACTCCCTTCTACAACTTCTATTGGTACTGTTTCATCTACCGAAATCGGATATGTAGACGGTGTTACTTCTTCTATCCAGACACAACTGGATTCTAAACTGACAGCGACAACTGCTGTTACATCAAACCGCAATGCGTTTATTAATGGTGCAATGAATGTATGGCAGAGAGGCACAACCTCAGGAACTCTTGGTTTAGGTGGTGGTAGTTATGTGGGTCCTGACCGTTGGTGGTTTTATAACAACGGATTCACAACGACTATTAGCCGACAGCCTTGTGGTTCTACTTTGCCCCAGTTTCAGTATTGCGCTCGCATTCAGCGTACAGCAGGTCAAACTAGTATCGTTTCATCGGTTTTCTTTTCCCCGTTAGAAACAGCAAACTCGGTTCGTTTTGCAGGGAAAAATGCTACCTTGTCTTTTTATGCTCGTGCAAGTTCGGGAATTTCTAGTGCAACTTCTTTGGGTGTAAATGTTTTTACTGGAACAGGGACAGACCAAAGCAATTTTGGTGGTAGTGCATATACTGGTTTGACAAACGCTGGTGGTATTGGTCCAACACTAACTACATCTTGGCAGAGATTCAGTGTGACTTGTGCAATAGCGGCAACAGCAACCGAGATAGGAATACAAATAGGCTTTATCCCTGTTGGTACTGCTGGGGCATCTGACTATTTTGAGATTACTGGTATTCAACTTGAAGAAGGTTCTGTTGCTACACCATTTGAGTTTGAAGACTTCGGAACCACTTTGCGGAAATGCCAACGATACTTTGAAAAGTCATACAACATTGAAACAACCCCTGGGACTGCTTCTACATTGAACGAATCAATAGGTTTAGGTATTTATACCAATACCCCAGCCGCTTACAATCGTTTTGGTTCAGGTGTTTTCTTCAAGGTTCCTAAAAGAGCAACCCCTACCGTAGTTCAATATGCCCCTGCTACGGGCAGTACGGCGGCGGCTTCAAATGTAACAAACGGTGACGGTTCTACAGCCGTTGGATATGTATCAGCCCAACAGATAAATCAAAACGGATTTAACCTAGCGGCATCCGTTGGTGGTAGCACATCTACGGGATATTTTACTATTTTTATTGCTTACACAGCATCGGCAGAACTATAAATGTACAGACTATTTCCTGACGCCCCTTGGGGTCCTATGAACCAAGTTCGGAGATTGGAAGATAACGCAATTATTCCAACCGACCCTGCTAACTCCGATTACCAACAATACCTAGCGTGGTTAGAAGAAGGTAACACTCCAGAAGAATGGAACCCTGATGCCAGCGATTGATTTCCCCAACTCCCCATCGGTTAATGACACCTTTACCTCTGGGAACACCACTTGGCAATATGACGGCGTGTCTTGGAGCCTTGTTCAAAGCGCCCAATCAATAGGAACAGGGTCTGTTACCGAAGACAAGTTAGCCACGGGGGCTGTTACTGCAGATAAGTTAGGTTCAGGATCAGTTACCGAAGGTAAGTTAGGTACTGGGGCTGTTACCGCAGGTAAATTAGGTACAGGGTCTGTTACCTCGGGTAAGTTAGCCACAGGATCTGTTACTCTTGATAAGATTGATGCAGACGTTTGGGCTAGTGACCAAGCAATTATTAGTAAGCAACTCTTCAGTTAGGCGCAACCATGGCAACCTATAGCAAAACAACCCTTAGCGGTTCAACAAACGGTAGGCAGATCAAGGTTGTGGCAACAGCCTCCGCTGGAACGCTTATCCACACAGCCCACGCAACCGCATTGGATGAGATTTGGCTATATGCCGTTAACGACACCGCAACGGATCGCTTGCTTACTATTCAATGGGGCGGAACAACGGCAACAGATGACGACATTGAGTTCACCGTTAAAGCACAAAACGGTTTGTACTTAATTGTTCCAGGTCTTATCTTGACTGGTGGAACGGTTGTTCGTGCTTATTGTGCTGCCGCCGCTAACGCAATTCAGATAAGCGGATACGTTAACCGAATCGCTTAAGGCGCTGTCATGGTAGCGTTTAATAGGAAAACTGAGGGTGGGAAGCAAGTTGCTACCCATTTAAGTCCTCGTGGTATTCGTACTAATTCTGGGCAAGTACATTCAATATGGGTTGGCGTTAGCGCCCCCCAAAATGCCCCAACTTCCCTATCAGCAACACCTGCTAACACATCTGTAAGCATTGCATTTACTGCCCCAACTGATACTGGTGGCGCAACTATTACCAACTATCAGTACGCAATCTCAACAAACGGCGGGTCTACTTATAGTGCGTATACTGCGTTGTCTCCCGCAGATGGTGTTTCTCCAATTACAGTTACTGGTCTTACACAAAATACTGCTTACCTAATTAAATTAAAGGCTGTAAATGATGTCGGCGTTAGTGCCGTTGAGTCAGCACCTGTTTCATTTACTTCACAAGGTGTCCCAACATCGGCTCCTACGACCCTTTCGGCAATTCCAGTAAACACATCTGCGGCGATATCCTTTACTGCCGCCGCAAGCAGTACTGCTCTAACCAACTATGAGTATTCGTTTAATAACTCAACATGGACTGCTTTGTCACCAGCAGACGCTGTAAGTCCTGTAACTGTTCCTGGGCTTAATCAAAACACGCCTTACACCGTATATCTTCGTGGAGTTAACTCTTATGGTGTTGGTCCAGGTTCAACTGGCGTGTCGTTTACGACACAGGGTGTTCCTACATGTACACCAGTTATTACCATTGGAACTGTTACCGCCACATCAGTAGTAGTTTCATTTACGGCTACTGGTTGCGGTACGGTGACTGGTTGGGATTTGTATGTTGCAGGGCAAACAAACTCTTGGAACAACACAACAGCAAGCCCAATAACCGTTACTGGATTAACGGCAAATACTACTTACACTTTTTATGTAAGAGCAAAAAACTCGTATGGAGTAGGACCGCAATCTGCTGGAGTTAACGCAACCACTAATAGACCCGCTCCAACTTCTGTTGAGGTTCTTGTTGGAGCAGGTGGCAGCCAGGGAGAATTTTGGCAATTCACACCTGTTGGCTATAGAGGCGGTGGCGGTGGTGCTTCTACTGCAAACCTCAGTACCCCAGTGTCGTCAGGTGTTGCATACACAATAACCGTTGGAGGACAAGGTGCTACATCTAGTGCGGCTCTTGGCGCAACAGTTACAGCCACTGGTTTGGGTTATTCCATTACAGGAAACGGAAACGGTGGAGGTTACAACGGCGGTGTTGGTACTGGTGGTACCTCTGCTGCTCCAACCATAAGAGGCACAACTGTTGGGTGGGGCGGTGGCGGTGGTGGTGCAGTCAGAACTGGTGCTGGGTATGGTGCAAGTTATGGATCAGGGGGAGCCGCAGGAGTAGCCAACGGTCTTATATCTGGCGGCAATGGTGTAGGTGGAGGCGGAGGCGGAGGTTCTGCCGATGCTAACGTTTGGGGCGGTGGTGGCACGGGCGCTGGCGGTGGTGGCGAATGTGTTATTGCTTATTCAACTACATTCGCCCCTGCTGTAGCAACGACTGGAAGTCCTTCATACAGCACCACATCTCGTGCTGGCTTTCATGTTTATGTTTGGACTGGCTCAGGGAGTATTACATTCTAATGGCTTATTTTGCAGAACTAGACGAAAACAATATTGTAATAAATCTTATTGCTGTTCACAATAACGAATTATTGCTTGATGGTGTTGAAAACGAACAGAAGGGTATTGATTTTTGCAATACAATAAAACAAGGCCGCTGGGTACAATGTTCTTTCAATAACAGAATCCGTAAGGAATATCCAAGTATTGGGTTTTCCTATGATGAGATTAGGGATGAATTCGTTAGATTTCAACCATACCCATCCTGGACTCTTAATGAAAATAACGACTGGGTACCACCTAAAGCGAATGAAAACCCTATTGAGGGGGTAATCTATAACTGGGATGAATCAAAATTGGAATGGATCATTGTCGGAGAATATTAGATTTTTTAGTAATCTTTTAAGTCCAACGCATTTTAAAAATGGCCTAGATGCCATTTCATCGCCAAACTTTCCATGGTTCTTTCAACCAGACACAACGTATGGCTCAAAGAATAATACAGACTCTATCAACCATGGCTTTAGACATAGTTTGATAAAGGATGGAGAAAGTAATTCAGATTGGGTGCAGTTATTTTTACCGATTGCATGGATTATGGCAGATAAGTTAAATTCGGAAATAAGTAACGTTTATTCAATGCACTTAAACCTTATGGAAAACTACAACAAGACGCCTCCACCAAGACCGCATGTTGATAGGGAACGACACTTGGATGATATTGACAAAATGTTTACTGGGGTTTTTTACTTTGATTCAGTTGACGGTGATACCGTTTTTTACGCAGAAGATAAAGAAGAGATAATCCACCGTCAAACTCCATCCGCTAATTCATTGGTAATCTTTCCAGCAAAGACATGGCATTCTGCTACAAATCCTATGGTTCACCCATATAGAAGAGTTTTGAATATAAACCTAACTATGAAGTAGTTATTAGCAAAATGGCTAAATCTCCCAATTAATACAAGGCTCTGGCACTATCTGAGGAACTTTACGTCCCCGTTGCCTAGTGTTGGTGTAAAATGGTGCCAAGACAACACTGTATTTAACAGGAAAGATGGTGGAAAATCATGGGCAAACTTGCATGGGATTACATTGTTCCAGTAGTTCTTCCAAAAGACCTTAAAGGTATTGAGCCAGGAAAACTCCCTGCCAACCTTCTGAAGGCTGTTCCTGGTGGCGGAAAGATGCATTGGATTGCAGCATGTGCGTGGAGTGCAATGGTGGAGAAGGCAAAGGCTGAGGGCGTTGAATTAAAGCCGACTTCCAGCGGCGACACATATAGAGAATACGAGTTGCAAAAAAGAGGATTTCTTTCTCGCTACCAACTTGAGCCAATTCCTGGTCAAAGCACAAAGACGTTTGAAGGTAAGACTTGGTACCTCAAGAAGGGTATGGCGATGCTCGCCACACCTGGTAAATCGCAGCATAATCTCGGCTTGGCGGTTGACGTTCATTCAGCGTCAGAACCAAAGCGCCTCAACTGGCTAATTGCAAATGTTAAAGAGTTTGGTTTCTCATGGGAAGTTGTTCCAAGCGAGCCATGGCATTTGCGTTACGTCTGTGGTGACAATCCTCCTCCAACAGTAAAAGCATGGATGGACGCTAACGGCGTAGTTGCCCCAATAGGTAAAGCCCCAGCCGCCGCTCCTGCCGCAGGTGGGGATGACACCAAGAAACTTCAAGAAGCCCTTAAGGCAAAAGGTTTCTACAAGGGTGAAGTTACTGGTCAGAAAGACTCAGCAACGGACGAAGCCGTTAAGGCATTTAAGGTTGCTAACAAACTTGGTGCCGACTCTGTAGTCGGTCCGAAAGTAAAGCAACTTTTAGGACTAAAATAAATAAATGGCACCAAGACCTAAACCAGGGTTAAGTAAATCAGCAAAAGAGCGTTTTGCTGAGGGATTAAACTACTACTCAGGTCAATATGCTATTCAAGAAGAGCGCACTCGTACTCGTGTAAACGAAACGAAGTTTAAACCATCAGAAATGATCCCAATTCAATGGGATCCAAATACCACTTATTACCATGCCTCTGATGAGAGTAGCCGTGTAGAAGCCTTCCGATATGTTGCTACGGAAGGTACTTCTGGGGCTATTGGTTACAACGGCATACTCTTTGTTCGCTTTATTAAGAACGGCACCCCTTGGAAATACCTGAATGTCCCAGAACATGTTTATCAATCGTTTGCGTCTGCTCAATCAAAAGGGCGCTATATTAACTCGGTACTTAATAACTTTCCAAACAGTAGGGCGTCAGGCGATGAAGAGAGCACGTTTTTCGTACAATCTCAGATGTAGTTATGAATAGGGTCCATGCTATTGGACGCCTGTATTGGATTGCCAGAGACTTTGCAAATTGCAATACACCTTTGATGTGTATAGGCATTATGAGAGAAACTGACTACCCATGGAGACATGGTAAAGGCATTCAACTGCGTACTCGCAAGCACACATTACAAATAGGTTACTGTAAACGTGTCCAAATGAAAGATGAAACAGACGGTGTTCTACAAGCAATAGGTGGTCGTGAAATGAACACACCTGCACAAGAGATTGGAATGTGGTGATGGGTTTCTTTAAAAAAGAAGAAGAGCAAACAGCCAGAAGAGATGTACCTAAGCGTGTACAGAACCTAGACCGAGCCTCCCTCCTCCAATGGTTTGATACCACCATCATGGGTCTCGGCGCTTCGTTTGACCGTTGGCGTTATCACGGTGGTCCTGAAGGTGAAGTAACAGAGTTCATTAAGGCTCTAGATGATATTTGGGAAGAATTACAAAGACGGGTTGATGCCACCAAATAGAAGTGGTACTATCAAATTCATGTCAAAACCAACTATCAACAACCTAGAAGCAACCGAAAAGCGACGCCTTATTAATGCAGTTCATGACCTTTTCTTGGTCACTGAATCATATTCCCCAAAGGTCTTCCAGACCTCTGAAGAAGACCCTGAGAGCGTATCTGTGGACCTCAAAAGCCTCATTATGATCATTGAGGACTCAGCCGCCCTGATCTCAGAATTGCGCCCACGACGCCCAATCTTTAACGACGAATCGCAACTCCAACTCAAGTTTGATAAAACCGATTACTAATTAGTCTATGATTGGTCTGTGCTAACAGACGAAGAACTAGACGATAACCTCTTAGCCGAGGACGTAGCCGAAGAACTGGACGAAACTTCAGCCGAATTCATAGACGTGCTGGTAAAGCGCATCATTGTGTTTACCGAAGAGTTCTGCGATGTGGAACTATTCCCGTACCAGGTACCAATTGCCTACCGATTAATTGAGTCTGTCATCCTTGGTGACGGTGAAGAAATGACGGTAGTGGCTACACGTCAGTCAGGTAAATCTGAGGTGCTCTCTAACGTCATGGCTTCGCTCATGGTGATCTTACCTAAGTTAGCAAAGGTCTATCCAACATGGCTTGACAAGTTTGAAAAAGGCTTTTGGTGTGGCGTGTTCGCCCCAGTAGAAGACCAAGCAGATACGGTATTCAGTCGTATCGTTGGCAAACTTACTAGCGACCACGCAATGGACTTCTTGCTGGATCCTGAGATTGATGACAAAGCAACCTCAGGTGGCGCTCGTGGTAAAGGTCGCATCATTACTTTGAAGCACTCTGGCTCACTCTGCCGTATGCAGACTTGTAACCCAAAGGCAAAGATTGAATCAAAGACGTACCACTTCGTCATGATTGACGAGGCTCAGGAAGCCGACGAGTACATGATCGCCAAATCAATTAAACCGATGTTGGCGTTTAACAACGGCAGTATCTGTTTGACAGGAACGGCTACCCGTAACAAGTCTTACTTCTACAAGATGATCCAATACAACAAGCGACGTATGGTTAACGGTAAAAAGACACGCCCATGTCACTTTGAGTATGACTACCGTGTTGCTTCAAAGTACAACCCTAACTACGCCAAGTTTATTGCCAAGGAGAAGTTGCGGATCGGTGAGGACTCAGATGAGTTCCAGATGTCCTACTGCAACAAGTGGGTGCTTGACCGAGGTATGTTTGTAACCGATGAGCGCTTAGAACGCCTGTATGACCCCTCTATGGCTCTTGTAAAGCAGTGGTGGCGTACTCCTGTAGTAGTCGGTATTGACGTTGCCCGATCTAATGACTCCACCGTAGTGACGGTCTGTTGGGTTGACTGGGACCATCCAGACCCTTTCGGCTTCCATGAGCATCGTGTTCTTAACTGGTTGGAGATTAACAACGAAGAGTGGGAATCCCAGTACTTCCAGATCATTGACTTCTTGAGAAACTATGACCCGATCAGAATCGGCATTGACTCTCAAGGTGTTGGTGGTGCTGTAGCCGAACGCTTCCAAGTACTTCTGCCAGACATAGATGTTGTTGCAGTCTCATCAGACTCCAAGGCACAGCATGAGAGATGGGTACATCTTACAGAGTTGATTCAGAGAGATCAATTAATAATTCCAGGGCACTCTAAAGCACGGCGTACCCGTGGATGGAAACGTTTTAATCAGCAGATGAGTGACCTAGAAAAGACCTACCGTGGTCCGTATATGTTGGCTGAAGCACCTGATGAAAAGGGCGCTTTTGACGACTACCCAGACTCCTTGGCTATCGCCTGTTTCATGTCCATGCATGACACCCTGCCTACGATCCAAGTAGCAGAAAATCCATTCTTTAATTAATGGTACTCTAGTAACAAGTTAAAAAACCCCTATTACGGAGGCTTACGTGAACGTAGCACCAGCACCACAATTCCCAGAGCGCTCACCGAACGTTTTTGAGCGTTCAATGGCGCCAAGTATCCCAGGCAACCGTGGACCACTTCGCTTTGAAGAAGGCGTAGCAACTGACACAGATGTACCTAACGACTTTGCTCGTGGTGCATATGCTGACCCATCGTCGGCTCCTGGTCGTCAGAACCACAACAACCCAGAGATGTTCTACAAGTACCCTGAAGAGACAATGCGTGAGCGTGCTCACGTAGGTTCGGCTTCATGGATTGAAGCACCTGCGGTTCTTTCAGAATTCGTTCAAGGTTCAATGTCAGGCGACGGCATGCCAGCATTTGAGTACGAGCAAAACAGCGGCGGTAAAATGAACCGCATGAATCCAACAGTCGTTAACGACTAGTTATGGAAGGCGGCGCCGATGCAGGCGCCAGCACAACTGACAGCGCTGTTGAAAGTGGGGGGAGTCCAACGACTCCCCCTACTAATACCCAGTCTGGGATAGCGATTGGTCAAGTTTATGCTGGGGCAGGATTCTTTACGGGGGTAGTAAGGTCCCGTAAACAACAATTCCACGACACCCATCAACAGTACCGACGCCCTGATTACGGTACAAGCGACCGCAATCCACTAATTGGAAAAACCCCAGGACCTAGGGGTGGTATTGACATGAAGCGCAACATGTCAGGACTTGGTGTTGGTTATCAAGATGCGCTTGATCTGTTTAAGCCTATGCGATCTGGTTTAAATAAAACTTCTACAGGTGTTCGTATGAACCACCGCCCACAAGACCCAATGCGACGACGTGCACAAGGTACCCGTGCGTACGCAGAGGCTAATCCTGAAAACAAAGATGGCATCTGATGGCGGCTAAGAAAAAGGCTAAAGCCAAGAAGGCAGGTCCAGACCTTTCTAACCGAGTACTTGAATTTGGTGACCTTCCTAAGAAAGAACAATCAGACGCTGTAGGAATGGTTAGCCGTGTGTCTGAGACGATGCCACAACAAATGGCAACACTTGCAGAACGTGGTTTGAAGTCACCTAGACCAGGAATGCAATCAAAAGGAAAGCGTTATGCCGCCGCTGCTCCTCAAATGGTTTCTAAACCATTATCTATGGATGACATGGTTAGCGCTCGCAAACAAGCATTTCATTCTGCTACAACAGGTGACGTTCGGTTGCCAGAAGAAAGTATTGCTGGTCAAGAATTCTATTTTAAACACCGCAAAGAACTTGACGAAACCACTGGTGGTGGGAACATTCCTATTGAGCGAGTTGTTAATGCAACTAGCCGTTTAAGTATTCAAACAAAACCTGAGAGTGAAAAGGCGGCTTTGTCTGCTCTAAGTAGCGCCCATACTGGTGGTTCAGTTCATTTTAAACCTGAGATGGTTGAAGCGTTAGGTTCTCAGAAAGTAACAGTGCCTACTGAACTTCACGGTAAAGAAGTTGCTTTTAAAGATCTTCCAGGTCATGTAGTGCAAGGTATCACCGAGCCATCAATCCGTGGAACCGTAGAGAAACACTCTAAAGGTGTAGACGTTGCAAATATGGCAAAAACGTCTATGCGCTCAAACCTTCAGTATGCCCATGAAGCCCTTCAAGGTACCCGTGCTGTATCCCCAACAGACAACCCAAAGTTGTTCTCATACGGTAAGGGTCATGAACTTGCTGTTCCAAATAGCCCAGAACACCGTGAGTACCAGTTACGTGCTGGGCATGTTGGACGGGTAAAGCGTGGTCAAGAAGCCGCTGGTCAAGGAATGTTTGATTTTGAAGGATTGCGCTCCAGTAATGAAGGTGTCTTGTCTAACCAACTTCAGACCCCTAATGACTCTTGGATGCTTGCTAACGAGCGTCAGCAACCACAGGAAGTGCGCAAAGTAGCAGGAGATGTCAGCCTCTCTACAAAGCAACTGAAGACCAAGCGTGGTCGTCAAATGGCTGTTGGAGTTGGTAATAAAGACATCACCCCTGCAGGTATCCAACACGCAGTTGGTGCTGAGGCTACTTCCCGTGCCGCTCGTGAGGTACAAAGTGATCTTGGTCTTGACTTTACAGTTCCTGCAATGATGCTTCAAGAAGGTGTATGGGCGGCAGAGCGTCGTCAAGCAAACGCAGATGCCCCTTTTAATGCTCGTCAAAGAGATGCACAGCCTAAAAAGGAAAAGCGCCAAGCCGCACCTAAAGCATCCAAATCACTTCCTGGTATCAACTGGGACCAGTTCAAGAGTTAACGGAGACTGCTATGACCGATGCATGGGCGCTTATTATCGCTACTCTCATAACTACTCTTGCTGGTGCTATCGGCGCAGGGATTAAGCAACTAAAAGAACTCCGTAAAGAGAACCGCAATGACCACGGAATGGTCATGCTTCATTTAAAAACTGTAAGGCGTAGTGTTGAGAACGTGGGCGACAAAGTCCAGTCCGTATCCGAGCGCCTTGACAACCACATTGATTGGCACCTAGACGCTAAGAAGTGATACATGACACACCCATGAATTGGGTGCTAGGATATTCCTGACCGTAATTCTGAATTGGAAAAGGTTAGGTATTTGTGAAACAACAAGAGCAGAAAATAACACTGCTGGACGCCCTGCTTTCTCCCCGAACTAATCTTTCGGCAGACGCATGCAAGTTCACCAGAACAGTAGACAAAATGTCTGCTGATGAACAAGAAGCAATAAACCGTGCAATTGAACTCATTCGTGAGGACAACGGTTTAGGTAAAAGCAAATCATACAGCGCATCATGGCTTACTAAAGTTATGCGTCAACATGGTTACAACGTGAGTATAAGTACGATCCAGCGACACGTCAACAAAGAGTGTTGCTGTTACCAAGGAGATGCACAATGAGTGAACTAGCAAAAGCGTTAACAACCGCACCACAAGACAAGAGTAAGTTGCTTGGCAAGTTAGTTGAAATGCTTGAAAGCAAGAACATTGACATCAATGAAATTGGTGACATCAAGCGTGTCAAGTTGTACCAAGCAATGTCAAAAGACTCTGATGGCGAAGCCCATATTCATGACCTCGCCGCAATTCAGTTTTCTCCTAAGTGGGAAACTGGTCCTGAGTGGCCTGTTGTTACACAAGGTCCTGCAATTAAAATGCCAGTACCTAAAGCAAAGGTAAAGAAAGCATCAACATTCAAAACATGTGTTGTTGTTCCTGACATTCAAATCGGTTATTACCGTGGGCGTGATGGAACACTAGAGCCAACTCATGATGAGAAAGCACTTAGTGTTGCACTCAAGATCATTGAAGAAGTAAATCCTGATGCTGTTATTTGTGTTGGTGACAACTTGGACTTCCCTGAGATGGGTAAGTACTTGACATACCCTGCGTATGCACAAACTACGCAAGCATCAATTGATCGTGCAACAGTGTTCTGTGCACAGGTGCGTTCTGCGGCTCCTGATGCAGAAATCGTTTGGCTTGCTGGTAACCACGAAGAGCGTATGCCTAAGTACCTCTTGGTGAATGCATCAGCCGCTTATGGTTTGCGCAAGGGAAACACCCCAGAATCATGGCCTGTTTTGAGTGTTCCATACCTTTGTCGTATGGACGATTTCAATGTTATTTACAAGCCAGGATACCCAGCATCTGATTACTGGGTCAATGAGAAACTCCGAATTATCCACGGCGATCGTGTGAAGTCGTCAGGTTCAACTGCGCACATCTATCTCAACCAAGAGAAGACAAGTGTTATCTATGGACATATCCATCGCATTGAAACGGCGTTTAAAACACGTGAAGACTTTGATGGTCCGAGAACCATTATGGCTGCTTCTCCTGGTTGCCTTGCCCGTATTGACGGAGCGATTCCGTCCACACGTGGAGGCGTAGATCTTGACGGACGCCCGTTGACTCGCCATGAAAATTGGCAACAAGGACTCGGCATCGTTCGTTACGAAGATGACAACCAACACCGTTTCTCTTACGACGTCATTCCTATCTACAACGGATGGGGAATGTACCAAGGTAAAGAATACCAAGCAGACTAATGACAACAATCGTTGGCATTCAAGGTGACGGCTTTGCCGTGGTATGTGTTGACTCACGTATCTCAACTATGTTTGCTGACGGTCTTGCTCAAACTGGAACACTTCGTGAAGGTTCAAGCAAGGTGTCTACTAATGGTAAGTACTTGCTAGGAGCGGCTGGAGATGTGCGTGCAATCAATATCTTGCACCATGTCTTTCAGCCCCCAGCAGTCCCTCCAAATCTAAAAGGAAAAAGACTTGATCAGTTCTTTACTGCCAAGTTCATTCCTTCATTGCGTGAGTGCTTTGATGCACAGGGTTACTCAATCCCAGACCTCAATGAAAACAAACAGCACATTGCAGAACAAGGATCCAGCATCATTGTGGTAGTCAATGGCGTTATCTACATGGTTGACGGTGATTACGCATGGTGCTCAGAATCCAGTGGTATCTACGCCATAGGGTCTGGGGCGCATTACGCCCTAGGTGCCCTACAGGTCATGATGAACAAAAAGAAGTGGACAGCCCAGCAGGCTAAAACGAGTGCCCTTAAGGCTCTTAATATTGCGGCTCGGTTTGACCCGTATACAGGTCCCCCATACCAAACATATGTTCAAGGGCAAGAAAGCACCAGAACCCGTAAAACGGTATAATCAATCTAAACCTATTCAAGGAGTGTTATGAACACAGAACAACTAAAAGGCATGCTCGCATCGTACGGACGTTCAGTACTCGGTGCTGGTCTTGCTCTCTACATGTCAGGTGTAACTGACCCGCAGACGCTTGCTTACTCACTATTGGCGGCTCTTGCTCCAGTAGCCTTGCGAGCAATCAACCCTAACGATGGTGCTTTTGGTCGCCTCCCAGCCGCTAAAGAAGTAGCCGCCGCTATGACAAACGTACCTGTCAAGAAGGCTCCTGCTAAGAAAGCCGCCGCTAAAAAGTAATGGCAAAAATGCGTAAAAAGCAGGTTGGGGAACTTACCTCATCTGTAAACGCAGAGATCGCCCAAGAAGGTTCTTCTGGTTGGTCTGTCCGTGCTTATGGTCCAAACGCTGGCTCTAAGGCTAAAGACTCCTACATGGTGGCTTTGCCTAAAGAGCGGGTAGAAGAAACCATTAAAGCCCCTGTTCAGTCCCGTGCCATTAGTCGTTACCAAAGGAAGTTTAAAGGACTTCTTACGGGTAGCGACGTGTACCACGGTGGTTGGGTACCTTCTAAAGGAGAGGGCACTCAGGACGTTTCAGAGGCGCTTCCACGCACAGATGAAGGATTTATGACTGCCTATACAAAAGGCGCTCGTAATCGTCAGCAAGCAATTGGTGAAGTCAATGAGACAGGTGGGTACGCTGGAAGCATTGATATTCCAGAACACCTACATTCAGGGCAAGACTGGTCAATTGGAACTGCAAAAGATCCAATGAAACCAGCGGTTTCTCAGTCAGGAAAGACCGTGAAGATCACACCTAGCCGAGAAGAAATGGCTGGCGTTTACGCTTCTGAAGAACTTCTGAACCGTAAGAAGAAGTAAGTCATCCACGAATTGTGCTTGTCACAAAAGTGAAATCTTCCTTTTCCGATACCCCAACGGCGTTCTCCACCGCACAAGTCACATACTGCTGGTTGAACTGAATCTAGTTTGAGTTTCCAAGTGTCTACTTTCATGGCACCCACGATACCTCCTCCCACACCGACTCACAACACGCTATTGTTATCTCAGGCTACAATTTATACACCTACAAATTTGAATAGGGGCACATGTCCTAATGGCAGTTGATTTTTGGTCGCCATCATATAGAGCATCTTCAAGCGACCTAACAGTTGCTATATCCCCGCTTGGATTAGTTGAACTCGCAGACGAAGAGTTTGAAGTCCATGGACCTCGCCTTAACAGGTATGGTGCCGCTTGGGCTTGGTACCTAGGTCACCACTGGTCATACCGCCGTGAGATGGGTGAGTCACAATTCTACATGAACTATGTCCGCACCATGTCGGATTACATCACCAACTTTTGTTTTGGTAAGGGCGTTCAATTTAAAGTCCCTGAGCAGAACGGTGCGATTATCCCGCACCTACTCCATAGAGTTTGGGATCAAGACAACAACAAGCATTACGTTCTTTGGGAACTAGGTCAACTTGCTTCTGTAACTGGTGACGCCTTTGTCAAAGTTGCTTTTGAAGAGCCATTTGTTGACCCTGCTGGAATCCCGCATGAAGGTCGTGTCCGCATCATTCCTTTGAACCCAGCGCATTGCTTCCCTGAGTATCACCCACACGACCGTGACAGAATCATTAGATTCAAACTTAAGTATCGTTTCTGGGGAACATCACCAGAAGGTACTCGTCAGGTTTATACATTTACTGAGATTCTCACTGATGAAACAGTTCAACAGTTTATTAACGATGAACTTATTGACCAGTACGACAACGTTTTGGGAACGATCCCTATTGTCCACATTCCTAACTCCACTATCTCGTCGTCACCTTGGGGTCAGTCAGACATTTGGGACATCATCCCTCTCAACCGTGAACTCAATGAAAAGATGGTTGAAGTCTCGGACATCATTAACTACCACGCCGCTCCTGTGACCATCATCACTGGTGCAAAGGCTTCTCAACTAGAGCGTGGACCTAAGAAGGTTTGGGCAGGTCTTCCTAAAGATGCCAACGTGTTTAACCTTGAGTCACGTGGTGAGATGGCTGGCGCTTTGGAGTACATCGCATTTATTAAGCGCACCATGCACGAAATGACAGGTGTTCCTGAAACTGCGTTGGGTCAATTCCAGCCAGTGTCTAACACCTCAGGTGTTGCTTTGGCTATTCAATACCAGCCAATGATGAACCGTTTCATGATGAAAAAGATCCACTTTACAAAGGGTCTTGAGCGTGTAAACGAATTGATCATTCGTACTGTTGCTATCTTCCAACCTGAGTGGTTGACCTACAACCCATTGCTTGCTGCTGAACCTGAGACAGACCAGTTACCGCAGTTAAATCCTGGTGACCCTGTGACTTATAAAACAACAGTTCACTGGCCTGAACCATTGCCTGTTGATCAACTCATCAAACTCAATGAAGTACAAGCCAAGATGGCTCTTGGTCTTGAGTCCAAGCGTGGCGCTCTGCGTCTACTTGGTGAGGAATTCCCGAACGAAAAGATGCTTGAAATCTTTGAAGAACTTCAAGAAGACGCCCTAGATCAGGGATCTCTTGACATGATGCGTGCCCAAATTCAGCAAGCCATTATGTTGGCTACTGGAATGGTTGCGACTCCAGACGGTGGAGCGGCTCCCGCACCCACCTCACCTGGAGATGGTAATGTAACTTCGTCAGACGGTGGAGCGGCTCCTTTACCAGGAGTTTCACCGATTGAAGAAGAGTTAGTAAACAAGATAGTTTCACGGGCATACGGAGCAAGGTTCGCCCAACGCCGTAACCCAGACGAAGACAATTAAGTTTAAAAAAACAGTTATTATTCGCCAAACAACACATGAGGAATAGACATGGCAAGAAATACCAATCCCGAAGGGGATATTATCAGCGTACCTGCGGACGCACCAATGGTGGAACAGTTCGTAGAGTCGGCAATGAAAACTTCTAAGGTATTTACCGAAGATGAAGTTGAAAGCATCCGCAAGCAAGAAAAAGACAAGATGTATAAGCGTCTTGAAGAAGCGGATACCCGTGTAAAGAGCATGGAAGAGCAGATGAGCGTAATCTCCGCCGAACGTGAAGCCGCTAAAAAAGAGGCTGAAGCACGTGCGGCTAAAGAATCCGACATCTTGCGCCAGCGAGAAGTTGACGAATTAAGCGCCAAGGAACTACTCCTTAAGCGTGAAGAAGAGTTCAACGTAAAACTCCAGGAAATTGACGGTGAATACAAGCGTCGTTTTGAGGAGATTGAAGGACAGCGCCAAGCCCAAGAGGCAATCATTGAAAAAGAGCGCCGTCTTCAGGAAATCAATTCTTACCGTAACCGCCGACTTCAGGAAACTCAGGAAGAAATCATCCCTGAATTGATTGATCTCGTATCGGGTAATACGGAAGATGAGATTGAAACATCAATTAGTGTACTTCGTGACCGAAGTAATGCTATTATGGAATCAATCCAACAGGCGACTGCGCAACAGCAAGGTCGTTTGAGGGGGGCACCAGTAACGGCGCCTCCTGTAGGGCCAATGGAAACTCAGACGGAATACCAAACGTTGAATGCGGATGACATCCGTAACATGACAATGGATCAGTATGCAAAAATGCGAGATCGGCTACTTAATGCCCGCCCCAATAGGGGTCGGTTCTAAAACCTAATATCAACACTTAATCCTAGGAGGATTAGAACATGGCTTTTCCAGCCCCAACAGGTGGAGCAGTAACCAGTTCCGCAAGCATTAGTCCAAACGGCTACGGCTCGGCAACCGCCCTCTCCCCAGCAATTCAGCAAATCTGGTCCAAAGAAATCTTGTTCCAGGCAATGCCAGTCCTGCGTTTTGAACAGTTCGCAGTGAAGAAGACAGAACTTGGTGTAATGCCAGGACTCACCGTCAACTTCATGCGTTACAACAACCTTTCGGTTGGCGCAAGTGGTTCAGAACTCACCGAAGGTACCCGCATGGAACCAACGGCGTTGACTGCATCGCAGATTCAAATCACCGTTAAAGAACAAGGTAAGTCGGTTGCAGTAACCGAACTTCTCTTGAACGCATCGTTTGATGACGTTATGGCTTCGTCCAGCCGCTTGCTCGGTCGTCACATGGCACAGTCCATGGACGTTCAGGCACGCAACACGCTGTACTCGGCAGGCGTTCCATTCGGCGGCGGTTCAGCAGTTGCTCCATCGGTAGTCTTCGGTCGTACGACCAACGGCTCAACCCGTGGCTCAATCGCTCCTTACGAGTACTCAAGCGCTGGTTCAGCATCGGCTCCTGGATACCTCTCGCCTGCAACTATCAAGGACGCAGTTGAAATCCTTGCTGGTCAGAACATCCCACGCCTTGGCGACACCTACGTGTGCTTCGTTCACCCATCACAGAGCCGCTCGCTCCGTGACTGGCCTGAATTCATTGAAGTCACGAAGTATGCCGCTCCAGGAAACTTCATGCTCGGTGAAATCGGTCGTATCTACGACGTAGTGTTCATTGAAACCACGCAAGTACTTCAGGGTGGCACTGGAATCGTTGACGTAACCCCAGGTGGTTCAATCAACGACCCAAGCGCAACCTCGTACAGCGCAATGATGATCGGTGACAACGCATTTGGTCAGGCAATCGCCTTGCCAGTTGAACTCCGTGACGGTGGCGTAATTGACTTCGGTCGTGAGCATGGTCTCGCTTGGTACGCAATCTGGGGCTTCGGCGTAATCACGCACGAATCCCGAGTGTTGATCAACACCAAGGGTGGCGCTATCGCTTCTGCCTAATTAGGCAAAATGAAGTAGAGTTAAGGGGCGGGGTAAAACCCGCCCCTTTATTCATAGTTAACTTAAACAAACAGGAGTAATCATGGCAACCAAAAAAGTCAGTCAGTTTGCTGAGGCTGTTGATACAGACTCAGAAGAAGCCGTTGTAGAAGTACAACCGCTTGAAGTATCCAGTGACCAAATCTCTGCCCGTGTTAAGGGTACGTGGACGATGTTCTGGGGACAATTAGTTTTTAATTTTGAAGATGGTACCCGCTACACGCTTCCACGTGACCTCTACAATTATTTGAAGAAAAGCGGAAACATCTACGACACCTTGTGAGGTAACAAATGGCAGGCTTTACAGTCCCTAACGCAACCGATTTTGGACTTGGGAATATTGCCTCATTAGATCAGTCAGAGCCAGACTCTCTTGACTTTTCAAGTATTGGTGATCACCGACATGGTGTAATCAGTGGGGCAAACGTTACAGCCATATCTAGTGCCGCTGGTAACGCAACGCCTGCCTATATCAACGTAACTTTGAGCGCTGTTGAAGTGCGTATTGATAACACCTATGGATCTATTGCAGGTTCAACAGTTGTTGTAGCCGCCGCTCCAATTAACACTGATACTCGTTTTGACATCATTGTTGCGTATAACAACAGTGGTACCTTCCAATTTGACGTAGTTCAAGGAACGGCTAGTTCAACTAACCCAGTGTTTCCCACACTCACAGACACCCAAATTCCTCTGTATGCGGTGTATGTAAAGAACACTTTTAACACTACCTACACAACTCAATTGGTTGTTGATAAGCGATCATTTACCTCATCATCTTTGAGTCGTGTTGCTTCTGGCGCTCCAGCAGGCGGTACTGGTGCTGTTGGTGACGTGTATGTAACCACTACGGCTCCATCAAACAGTGGGCAATCACATATCTACGTTAAGACTGGTGCGTCTACATGGACCAACCTTGCTACGTATGTAGCAATGGCTTCAGCCAATACGGCTAACACTCTGGTTCAACGTGACGGTAGCGGTAACTTCACTGCAGGTGCAATTACAGCAACTTCATTTACTGGCTCTGGTGCATCTCTTACGGGTATTTCTGGTGCAGGTCTTACTGCGGGCACTGTCGGAACTACCCAAATTACAGACTCTTCAATTACGCAAGCCAAACTTGGATCAGGAACTCCTCGTGCAGGTTATAACTCAACAATCAATGCTGTGGCGGGTTCATACACTTTGGTGTTAAGTGACTTGGGTAAATTAGTTGAAGTGTCTAGTGGGTCGGCATGCAACCTTGTCATTCCTACCGATTCAGTTGCTTTTACTACGGGAGATCGTATAGATATCATCCAGACTGGTGCAGGACAAGTAACGCTGGCACCAACAGCAGGCGTTACCTTAAACACAGATACTGGTAAACGTAAACTCCTTAGTCAATGGGCGGCATGCACTTTGATTAAGCGTGGTGCTAATAGTTGGGTGGCTGTCGGAAACCTTACGGACTAACCTATGATTCCAGGAATTGTAGATTCCGCAGTTGCAGCCACTCGTGCGTTCACAGACGAGTTCTCAGGAACAGGTTCTCTAGCGCAACGCTGGACCAGTACACGTGGTTCATGGTCTGTATTGTCTAACAAAGCGTATACGGCTACAGCGGCTTCGTCATACCCACTTGCTACCTTTAATGCCAACACTACTAGTGTTACCGTCCGTGCTGACTTTGGAACCGCAGGAACACATGGATGGGGTGTGGGGTTTTGGGTTAGAGACGCAGATAATTGGTGGGCTGTAGTAACTGATAGAACTTCTGCTTACGTTTGTGGTGCTGGTGACACACTGATTGGCACTAACTGTAAGAAGCCAGACACTGTAACTCAAGGATCTGGTTTGACATGTGTGTATTCATGCCCAGAAGGAACCATCTTGTCTGGAACTGAGTGTTATACAACCAGCAACGTACACCTAGGTTCTGCTAATGCTACCTGTTCTACTTACTACTATGACATCGTTACTGCAGGTGAGACATATGCGGCGACCCTTCAATACACCTACAGAATTAGATTAATAAAATCAGTTGCAGGGACAGTTACTGAAGTAGATGTAAAAAACATTGAAACAAACACAAATAGCACATCAACAATTGGTTATGTCCAAGCAAGTGTTTCTAAGGCTGGAGTTATCACAGCAACCGCTCAAATGAATGGTGGAGCAACTGTTCAAACTTTAAGTAATACCCCATCTAGCCCATTGACTGGAAAGCGCCATGGCTTTATTTTGGCGCCAATAACCACAGGTACAGCATCAACAGGGGTGGATAGGTTTGTATACTCTCCTGTATGAGTCCACAAGAACTTACTCCAGAACAACGTTTAGACATTTGTCGTGAATGCCCTCGTTTATTTACACCAACGATGACTTGTAAAGAGTGTGGTTGTTTTATGAAAGTAAAGTCACAACTTAAAGGGTCTAAGTGCCCAATAGGAAAATGGTAATAAAATGGCATATGAACTATTAAAAACCCTTAATGGTCCCCTTGTTAAGTATGGGGATGTGTACGCCACAGCACAAGAATCTCATTTATTAATTGAAATTGCTGAGGCGGATGCAAGTTTTATCCCTGCTTTTAAAGCACACATTATTGAAAACTTACGTCTATCTGTAGATGAAGTGTGCGAAGCATTTGAGGATGGTTTATCCCATATGTCCTCACCCCTTAACGCCTACATGAGTGCTTCCTTCATGTTTAATAATTTTATTAATGGTCCTTGGGCTACCTACAAACAAGCCAAGAAAGAAGGTGGATTTCAATGACTTTAGAGCGTCCAATCCCTAAACCAACAGGAACCGTAGCCGACATAACCCGTCTTCGTGGGACTATGTCTCATCGCCATAGGGAGACCCAACCAGAGGTAAACCAGCCATCACGTGACACTGTTCCTGGGGCTGGCTCAGGAGATCAGTAATTTGAAGTAAACTGTAAGCATGTCAATCTACGCCCAAAGTATCCTTGATGAGGTCACAGAAGTAGCACGGACATACCTCCGAGACTTCCCTAAGTTCTTTCAAGTCTCTTTTGACTCCGTAGGTAGGACTTACGAGTTAGGGCACCCTAATATTGACCCTGATACTTTGTGGATTGCCAGTAATGTCGGCGCTTCAGTTAGCGAATTAACTACCGCTCAGTACTCCTTGGATACCCGCAATGGGATCTTGCGCTTGGCTACCACTCCTGCATCTGGCGCCAAGATCATGATTGAGGGATACCACTACGAGTGGGTTTCCCCACAAGACCTTGAGTTCTACGCCAAGCAAGCAATCAACCAGCATACATTTAGTCTTGATATACCTTTAGAAAATATGGCTAAATTAATTATTGAGACTATTGGTATTGGTGCAATCGTAGAAGCCCTCGGGGCTTTGATGTCTGAGTTCAGCCGTGATATTGATGTCATGACATCAGAATCTATCCATATCCCAGCCAGCCAGCGTTTCCGCATGGTACAAAGCCTCCTTGCTTATTGGAGCAACCAGTACGAAACACAGGCTCGTTCCCTCAATATTGGTGTTGACAGAATTGAAATATTCAATCTGCGTCGTGTATCCCGCACAACCAACCGTTACGTACCAATGTTCAAGGCTCGGGAACTTGGTGACTATGGTCCAACCGAACGCATTTTCCCGAACTCTGACAAAGAAGTCATTCAATTGGAAGAAGCCCCGATTGACAACTTGCGTGAGGACGTATATGTTGATATGGCACCTCAAGAGGGCTATGTCAACAACTCGTTCTTCTAATGGATATTAGACGTGAGTTATCTCAGATACGCCGTCACTACCGTGAATACACGAGGAACTACGGCGAATCAATAGTTTGGTTTGAGTACCTTCCACAGACCACCCCAGCCAGCGCAGGTTCTATCTACGATGATGTCTACGACGAAGGCATTGTGGGAACAGGTGGGCGTAAATACAAGGCTGGTGTGATCATCCCTACCCTGATGGTTACGGAAACTGAAGACCAAAAACGAGCCATTCCTGAAGGTCGTCAGCCTGTAGAACTTACTAACTTTGTGGCGTCTATTGAAGACTTTAGAACGGCTGGAGTTACTGACCCGTTTGAGTACCAGAAGCATCTAAACGACATGTTCTTGTATGACGGTCGCTACTTTGCAATTGCCACTTACCGTGTCCGTGGTCGCCTTCGTGATGACGTCATGGTAGTTGTTGAAGGTATTGAAGTGTATATAAATCAAGAAATGCCATTTGATATAGGTCCCGAACCTATGAACACTCAGAACCTTCCATGGCCTACAGCGTTGCCTATTATTTGATAAACTTAGATCAATCTTAGCGAGCGCTAAGGGGTCCAACGCCTAGAACTTAAGGATGTGCCATGATCGGCTTGTCATCTGTGTTGCCTTTGAGTTCTAGTTTTGCCGTCTGTGTAAAAGCCCCTAAATGAAACAAGGGTTTCTGTTTGCTGAAGACGAGGCTATTAAAAAGCGTTTTTCCGATTTGACTGTCTCAGATGACCGTGAAGCAGAGCGCCCCGTACAGGTATTCTTTCGTTATCCAGAAGGTGAGACTGAGCGTAAGTACCCCTTCATCACGATTGAACTTATTGACATCGTGCATGCCAAGAACCGTCAGCACTCAGAAACCTATCTGGACACACATCATGCGGGGCACCCAAATAACCTTGATTACTGGCCTAGCACCTCTTCGGCTAGTTCCCCTAATGTTCCAGGGTTTGACTCCTTCAGAACTACAGAATTTACCCCTGTAGACCTTTTATACCAAGTTTCTACGTTTACAAGAAGTGCTATACATGACCGACAACTGGCTTCACAAATGCTGGCAAACATAGTTCCCTTTAGGTACAGTTCCATAATGATTGAGGCGGATGGAACGTCTCGTCGTTTGGACCTCTTAGATTGGTCTACAGCAGACCTCCTAGACCCTGAGGCGGGCTACCGCAAGCGTATTTTCCGTAAGGTATACACACTACAAATGACGTCGGAAATCCCAACGTCTGCACTAACTGGTCTCAAGAAAGTATCGTCTGTATCAACTACACTTGAACAGACAAATTAATTATTGAAACCCTGTCACCCCTGATTTAGGAGTAAACAATGGCATACGACCGCCCTGGAGTCTACGTACGTGAGACTCCATTTACCAGCAATGTAACCCCCCGTGCCGCTACTACTGCCGCTGCCTTTGTTGGCTACGCAGAACGTGGTCCAGGATCGGCAACATTGATCACCTCTTGGAACGACTACAAGGCTAAGTATGGAGAAATCTCAAATACTTATGACCTTGGTTATGCCGTTTACCACTACTTTGCTAACGGTGGACGTGACGCTTATGTGTCACGAGTGCTTGACACCACAGCAGTAGCGTCTTCATATACCTTCCAAGGAACAGTGACTGGCGCATCAGCCGCTTCAACAATGTTCATTCTGGAAGCCGCTTCAAAAGGTGCATGGGGAGACAACCTCTCAGTAAGCATTTCGTTTGACCCAAACACTTTGGCAGACGTAGCAACAGCACCAAAAGTTACAGCAAACACTTTGTTTGCATTGACTATAAGCCAAACACGTTCTGGCTCTACAATAGAAGTAGAACGCTGGCAGGAACTTTCGTTTGATGCCTCATCAAGCCGTTACTACAAGACTGTTCTTGAACTTTATTCTTCGTATGTAAAATTGCAAAGCACCCCAGCAACAATTGCAAGCAACGCAACAATTGTTGTATCTGGAATTGGTGTTGGTGATTACGAAACTTCCTTCACATTGACAGGTGGTTCGGATGCAGTTACCCCAGGTGCTGTGAGCGATGACGTTGAATGGGCAACTGGCGTAACCAACTTGGACATTGTAAATGGTCCTTTGTTGATTAACCTTGTTGGTCAAACATCAACCACTCGTATTAACCAAGCATTGGCATACGCCGCAGAACGTGCAGACGCTTTCATCATCATTGACTGCCCATTGAATGCAACAACTAAGGCTGACATGCAGACTGCTATTTCTGGTTATAGCACTAGTAATGGCGGTTTTGGTGCTGTGTACTTCCCAGCATTGAAGATGTATGACCCAGCAAAGAGTGGTCCAACGGCTATTCGTGACACCTACACAGGTGGAGCAGTTGCTGGTGCGTATGTACGTTCGGAAAGCCTCCGTGGTGTTGCTAAAGCACCTGCTGGTTACTTCTTGGATCTACAGAACGTATTTGGTCTTGTAGCAACTCTTACAGACGCTGATCAAGGAACTTTGTACAACGTTAACCATGTCAACTGTATTCGTACGATTGCTGGTGGTGGAACCATTATCAATGGTGCCCGTACCTTGTCAAAGACTCGTCCAGACAAGTACATTCCAATCCGCCGTACCCTTTCGTACTTGCGTGTTGCTCTTGCAGATCAAACACAATTTGCTGTGTTTGAGCCAAACGATGAGCGTCTATGGAGCCGCATCAAGATTGCTTTGTCAAGCACCTTGACCGACTTCTGGGCAAAGGGCAACTTGAAGGGTTCAAACCCAGACAGTGCGTTCTACATCATTTGTGATTCTACAAATAACACACAATCGTCTATTGAAGATGGCTACGTAAATATTGAGGTTGGTATCGCCTTGCAATACCCAGCCGAATTCGTTGTAATCAACCTCACTCAGTGGGCTGGCGGAAACTCCGCTGGAACTCTCTAATCAAGGAGCATTTAAAAAATGGCAACTACACTACGCACTGATCCACTCCGTAACTTTAAGTTCCGAGTGAGCATCTCGCCAAAGTCGGCTGATGGCAACTTGGCTAATAACCTTAGCCAAATTGGCGAACTCGGCTTTGCTCAGGTAAGTGGTATCTCAGTAACCAACGAAGTCATCTCCTACCGTGAAGGCGGAATGAACACCCACCCACACAAGATGGTTGCTCAGTCAGACTTTGCTCCTGTGTCTTTTGCACGTGGAGCATTTGCTGGGCAAGACCAATTGTGGAAGTGGCAAAAGTTCATCCATGCATGGTTGGGCGGCGGCATTTCTGGAGAACAGGGACTTGCAATGGGCGACGGTGACTACCGTTGTGACATCGTGGTTCGTGTTTATGATCACCCACATACCGCAAGTGAATTGAACAGCGGTGCTTTGAAGTACCAGTATGACGGTGGCACCCAGAGTGACTCCATCACCCCAGGTAACGTAAAGTTTGCATTTAAACTTTTCAATGCATGGCCTGGCGCTTACGCACTTACTGACTTGAACGCTGGAGACAATGGTATCCTGATTCAGTCAATGACAGTTCACCACGAAGGTTTCTACATCGCATGGAGCGACACAGACATCGCTAACATTGATACCAAATAACACTCGTTAAACTAAGTCAAACAAAGTAGGAGCACAAATGGACGCAAAACAACAGGCTGACGCCATCAATTCGGCTATTCAAGATGACATTCCAGAAATGAAGCCAGCGCCAAACACGGTAGTTGAACTTATCCGTGGTGTTTTCAATGACGAACTTGAGTCATGGGACACCACGGCTATTGTTCGTGAACTTAACGGGTTTGATGAAGAAGCACTGGCATCTTTAGACAACCGTAGTCTGGTTTACGCCGAGTACATGTCAACGCTGTTAAAGCGTGCTGTGGTTTCTATTGGTTCTATAACCATTGCTAACCACCCGTCAGTCATTGATAACCTTATTATTGGTGACCGTGACTTGCTTTTCCTAGGGGTTGTTGAGGCCACTTATGGAAAAAACCGTGAGTACCAAGTTACTTGTAACGCATGCAGCGCATCTAACGATGTCATCGTGTCTATGGATGAGTTTGAAAATAAGAAGACTGACCTAGATGTGCACCAACCATTGGTGGGTAAGTTGTCTGATGGTTCTGAAATTGAGTTCCGTTTACCAACTGGTGGAGATAGCCAGTTTGTAGCAAAGAAAGCAAAGAGCACAGCAGAACAAAACACAATCATGATTGCTCGTTGCGTTACCAGTAAGCACATTAAAAATGCTGAAAACTGGGCAAAAGGATTGGGACTAAAGGACCGAGCCAACCTCGTCAAACTCCTACTGGACAACCAGCCAGGACCTGTCGTAGGGGAGGTGAATGCCCAATGCGCCACATGTAATGAACCTATGGTTTTAGCGCTTGATTGGGCATCCCTTTTATTTGGTTAATCTAACTCATATATACTGGGAATACGATCTGATCGCCACGGTTTACAAGGGCTTCACGCTCACTGACTTACAAAATATGACGGTACGCCAAAGGCGCTACTGGTCTGCAATGGGCAAATGGCGTAAATCTGGAGACTGACGTATGGCGGAAATGCCTAATGAAGCGAACATTGGTGGTGGGGCGTTTGGTGGCTCTGCCGTTGATTCGTTTGTTCCTGCACCAACAGCAGGTAAAGGTGACGCCGCTTTAACACTTGCCCAAGTTCCTAAACTTGTTGATAAGTTCTCTGCACGCTTAGATAAAGCAACTGCGCAGATTAATGCTTTTGCAAACGCACTTAAAAACGCAACTGGTAAGACTGGCGCTTCCCCTACATCCGCAACTACTTCAGGTGGTGCTATTGCACAAGCAGTTGCGGCATCCAAAGCACAAGTTGGTAGCGCTCCTATTGCCTCAGCCGCCGCTATGGGCGGAGGCGGTGGTGGTTTCTTTGCCAACATGCGTGGTGGGCTTAGTGCTGCTGGTGGTTATGCAGGTATAGCAGATTCTGCAATGCGAGCAGGTGGGCAGATACTCGGTGCTATGGATGCACGCACTAACTCTGCGTACCCAAAGATGTTGCAGAACGACCAATTGGCTGTTCTATACCAGCAGACACAAGGTATCAGCCAACAGCAGTACTACAACCAATTACGTAGACCATTACAAGGTGCACGACTTGGTGCTGGTGGTATTAACAGTCTTTTATCGCTCCAAGCACAAACAGGAATCCAGGCTAGTGGGCAAGCAAGTTCTGTAGCGGGGTTACGAGCCGCTACTGGTTATGCGTACAGCACTGACCAGATGGCTCAGATGCTAACAACATTGGCGTCACCACAAGTAAACAATCGTATGAGCATGACTCTTGGAACTGGGTTGTATGGCGTTGGCGGTAAGCAACGTTCAATGACCGAGGTTATCCAAAGCATTACTCGTGGTGCTGGACTAACTAATGCCCGCATGGTTCAGGGAGCCATGCAACAAGGATCTATGACTCGTGCTCGTTTGAGTGCTATGGGTGTACCTGAAGACATGCAAAACATGGTTCTTCAATACGCTCAATCAAACTTACAGTTTCAAAATAAAACTGGTGGCAAGCAGGGTATGTATAACCCTGAGAATAAGTCTCAACGACAAACCATGGGCATTGAAGCCAACTTTGCTACACAACGTGAAGAGACTACTCGTCTATCTGAACTGCGTGATGAGAAGTATTACAACCGTCAAAAAGACAATCTTGCAACGATGGAACAGAACACTCAAGCATTGATCAAGTTGCAAACGACCATGGAAGAGTTGGCATCTGGACTTATTGGTTCACGTATATCTACTCGTGGGTCTATTGCCGCCCGAGCACTTAAAGGAGTTGCTGGGTTAGGGCTAATTGCTGGTGGAGCAATGGTTGGGTTTACTGGTGTTGGTGCTCCTCTTGGTATTGGTATGGCGTCTGCTGGTTTAGGACTGGCTGGTGGTGCGTTTACTTCAGGTGATGGTACTGAAGCAAAGAGTAATAATAAAGGTGCAACTGTAAGCACTACTAGAAAAACTTCATCTTCTTTAAATAGTTTAAATACTACGTTTAGACAGCGTCTTGAAAAGATGATGCAAGATAACCCCAATGTTTCTGTTGGTGGTGGCTTCCGTTCAAGTGCTCAACAACGCACTTTGTTCTTGTCAAGGTACTCACGCACATCAGAGAAAACAGGAACGTTTTGGGATGGTGCATATTGGAAAAAGAACTCTGGAGTTGCAGATGCGGCTCCTCCAGGAATGTCTATGCACGAAATTGGTTTGGCGGCTGACCTCACAGGTGACTTGCAATGGGTGCAGCAAAATGCGGCTAAGTATGGTCTAAAGACATTTGCGGATGTTAACAATGAGCCTTGGCACGTACAACCAGCAGAACTTCCAAATAGCAGAAGGCAATATGAAAAAGCAGGTGCCCCATGGGGAACGATTGCTGGAGCAGAAAGTTTTGATCCAAACAGCAAGTTTGAAGGAATGTCTTCGGACGGTGGTGTCTCTGATGCTTTAATGAAGTCAAGTGGCGGTGGCAGTGGCGGCGGTGGATCTGTCCCTTCTTATAGTCAGATGTCCATGAGCGAACAAGTATCAGCCTTCCGTGGCGTTGGTGGTGGAGGCGGTAGCGGAAGGATGTCTACGGTGCGTCGTCCCCGTGTCCTTGGTTCTTCCAGCACTTCAACACAGAATTCTGGATCTGTCACCACTGGAAGTCCAATGGATCCAAGAAGCATTGCACAAATGCTATTAAATCGTGGATTTAAAAAAGAAGACATTTGGAAGATGCTTGCCATTTCCCATAGAGAATCACGTTGGATACCTTCGGTACGCAACGTAGGCCCTGTTGATGACTCATACGGACTATTTCAAATAAATATGAAAGGCAACTTAGGAGAAGCCCGACGTAAGTATTTTGGCATTGCTGAAGACAGTGAACTATTTGACCCAAAAACAAACGTTAAAGCCGCACGTATTACGTATGGCGGTGGGAACTTGTCACCATGGAGTGTTAAGGGTGACTGGAAGAATGGTATTGATCCAGCAAAGATGACTCAGAGCAAGCAAATTGCTCAAAGCATGAACCTTCCTACAACAGGAGATCCAACCACACCAATGAGAAGTGGTGGTGGCGGAACTACTGTAGTTTCAGGTGGGGGCATCACTATTGCACCTAATATATACATTCAGAGCGCTGGTAATAACAGTGCTGATGCACACCGTGCCGCTCAGGAAGTTGCCAAACTAATGACCCAAGATCTTAAGCGTGCCGCTATGAGGAGTTACTAATGGCTGATCGTTATGCAACAAACCAGTTTTATAACTTTTCTTCATATGAGGAAAAGATTGGTTCTTTTGGAAATAACACTTCAAAAGACAACCCATTATTTCTTTGGCCTAAGTCAGTTAATAAAAATGCTGTCGTAGGTAAGCAAGGTGACATCAGTGTAAAACGTGGCTACATGCGCATGATTACCGAAGCGTATGGTACTGATGAAACCTCTATTGCATTAGGTAAAAGAAGGTTACATTTTCAATTCAACCCAGACACTTTGACACGTCAAGTTACTGCACGTAATGATATTCAAATGTGGCAGAACCAAGATCCATTTCAATTTACGCAACCTATTCCAGGTGACTCAAACTTTTCATTTCAATTGTTGTTTAACCGAGAAGCAGAAGTTGCGTCAGCCTCTTACAAAGACTCAAACGGTGCTGTAGTAAGAAGTAATAAAGTTGCAAAACTTGCAAGAACTGTTCGTACAACAAACCCAAATGCTGGTCACCCATCTTTAAAAAGCACTACTTCTTTTGAAGATGCCGATTACACACAATCATGGGTAACAGACATTGGAGTGCTGGCTGACCTCATGGTTTTTGATCAGATCATTGGTCAAGGTATGAACAAAGACCTCATTCAAAGTATTATTAAAAAAGCAGAGGAAGCCACGGTTGCTTACAACAGGGGTGTATCAGAGGATGCTGGAACTAAAGACCAAGCGGACCAAGAAATTAAAGTGGACTTTAACAAAGCAACAACGTTCTTAGGAACAAATATTGGTAACTCAGCATTTTTAGTTGCACAACCAATACGTGTAGTATTCTCTTCAAGTTTTATGGTTGAAGGCTTTGTTACCAGCACAACAGTTATGTTTAATAAATTTAATGCATCAATGGTCCCTACGCAGTGCCAGATTGATGTACAAATGCAAGCAATGTACATTGGCTTTGCTAATAAGGACACATACTTAACACAGTTGTTTAAAGACCAAGAAAAAGAAAGAATAACAGCAGTAGCAGGAGATGTTGCTCAAAACAAAGCACTAAAGGGTTATGGTAATAACTTATTTAGCGATTTTTTAATTACCAACATAGATAAAAACAAGTTAAACCCTGATCGTATTTTTGATATTGATGGTGATGGGGTGTCTGCTTTAGAAATCATATTTTTACCTACTGAGAACTTTAAGAACTTTGCTAAAGGTAATCTTGGAACAGTAAGTTCCACTTTACAATTTACTGTTACTTATAAAGGAAAGACAAGTGGCTCTCCTTCTGGCGGGTACACATTAAATGAAGTAGTACACCGAGATAGCATTAATGCAGATTTTGATATGTCTAAAATTAAAAATGGACGAAATGCGGTTACATATAACATAACAAACCCAACACCCGATCCTGGTAAATTATTGGATAGAGCATCAAATGCTAAGTATGAAATAGACATTAAAATTCTTTATCATCTTAGTGGTGCTTCTGGGGGAGATGTAGATGCTAACCAAATAGCAAAAGCAAATAAAACTGTTACTTTTAATGAAACTTGGTATATCTCTAAGGATCTACAAACAGCAATTTTGAATGATGATTTAATAGCAAAGGAAAGAAACAATGCTTGATTCTTCATCTCGCTACACCACTTATAAAGATCCAACAACTTCCGTACTCATTGCTGTAACTAAACCAATATCATCTGAGCGATACACTTCATATGTGTCTAAGGCGGGAGATACATTAGATACAATTGCTACTCGTATTTATCGTGACCCACGTCAATATTGGCGTATTGCTAATCTTAACCCTCAGGTTAAGTTCCCTAATGAAATACCAGTGGGTACTCAACTTAGAATCCCGTCATGATATTTAAGAATAAGTTTCCAAATGCCCCAGACGTAACCGTAGTGTTAAGCGGGGTATCGGTGGATTACACCTCTATTCAAACGGTATCTATTGATATTAGTGAAAACCAGCATGATATGGCAACTATTGATTTTGTAGGGCTTTTGCCAAAAGCAATTACTGAGTATGTTGGTGCCCCTGTTTATATTTCAATAGCAGTTAGTCCTGCCCAAACCACGACCTTTTATGGGTATGTTACATATGTAGAACCAGAAATGATTACACGACAAGGTCTTGTTAATAACAGTCCAGTGCAATCAGCAACTGTTGTTTGTTTTGGCGCAAGTTACGACATGACTAATAATAAAAACAAAGTTTGGGAAAATGCAACTATTCCTAACATTGTTGAAACATTGTCCTCTACTTATAATTATTCTTATTCCGTACCATCTGATTACTTTGTATGGACTAGGTTGTTGCAAAATCAAAAATCTGACTGGGCTTTTCTTAAAGATACCTGCACATCTTTAGGTTATGCGATAACGACCAATGGTACGCACATACATGTGTATGATCCTTATAAGGCTCTTGGTCGTAAATTACCTTACGTAGAACTGCTTACAGTACGTGGGGCATCGGGGGATCCTGTGTACCTACCAGGGCGTATTATGGAATTCACAGGGACCTTTGGTGATGTAACCCCAGAAGGTAACTCCAATCGTTTTGAATACATCGGTATTGATTCCTCAGGTAAACCCGTAACCGCCTCAACTGACGATACTAACTACAGCAAGTTAGGTGAAGTAGTACCATCTCGGTATACAACTACTGTACATACCAACGTTTCTTCAGTAGAGATGTTAAATAAGTTTTCAAATGCTGCTGTACGTAAACGATACCCCTACAACGCCAAAGTTACAGTTACTGGTATCCCAGACCCTGTTCCTGGATCCATTGCCAAAATTGACAACTATGACTCTAACTTTGATGGGTATTGGATTGTAAGGTCAGTAAAACATACTGTGACTAGGTCAAACTTCCTTACAGAATTGACTATCTCCACAGATTCTACAAATGGTATGAACCCAGAAGTACAGCCCGTATCGGCGTACACCCAACCCCCAACCCCATCGTTATCTGACAATACTTGGAGGGCTTCTAAGGCTTACGGGGACGTTTATGCTTGATCATCCTGTATACCGAGGAACTGTTACATATTCTGATAGTACTACTGGAGAAATCAAGGTTCGTGTCCCTTTGCTTACTGGCGTTAGTGGCAACATACCCATTTCCTATATCGGTAGAACAGCGTACAATGGAGTCTGGTCTGTTCCATCAATCGGTTCACAAATAGTAGTCACTGCTGACGACGCTAACCTTACTAATGTGTTTTGGGTACAGGTTTCCCCAGAAGCAACAACTGCTCTACAACCTCAAATAGACGCCCTCTTTTTAGGAGTATTTAGGTAACTATGCCATCCATTTACACACCATTTAGAATTGATTCTTCAGGAAGAATTGCTAAAACCAACACCCCTGAACGAATTGTGGAACAGCAGATCATTGATGTGCTAACAACCTCTAAATTTGAACGAGTCATGAGACCAACATATGGTGCTGGTGCCACCCAGTTACTCTATGAGCCAGTGGACGATTTAGTTTATGGTGAGTTTAAAACAGACGCATTAATGGAATTAAATAAACAATTAAGTATGGCTAACGTAACAAACATGTTAATACAGCCAGCAGAAACTCCATATGTAGATGAAGACCCATCCGTAGTTATTGAAATCAAAGTCCAATACAGTATGGCTTTGTCTAGCAACCGAATCTTTTCTTTTAAAATAGCAACCCCCACTGGCCTCACTGAGGAGTCTTTTATATGACCACTTTTGATTACACAAGTCGTGATTACACGTCTATTCAAGCAGACTTGCTTGCACGTGCTTCTACACAAATCCCTGAATGGACATCACGTGAGTCTTCAGACTTCGGTATGGTCATGGTTGACCTATGGTCATACATGGGAGACGTTTTGCATTTTTATGTGGACCGTGCGGCTGGTGAAGCGTTTCTTGGAACCGCTACACAACGTGAAAGCGTTTTGGCTATTGCCAACCTTTTAGACTACGTACCATCGGGCCGTCGTTCAGCAACGGCTGTTATTCAATTAAATGCTTCGGCAACAACCGCCACTGATGCAACTCCAATTTATATCCCTCAGTACACCCGCTTTGTAGCATCCCCATTGGTAGACACCTCAACAAGTGTCATTTTTACTTTAAACAATCCAATTGCTTTTGTGGGCACTGTATCTGGAGCAAGCGCAAACTTAGTCTCTGATGGAGTTACGTATGTAACATACCCAAAGACAACAACTGTTTCTGTTGGTGTTACAGAAGGTGAGCGCTTCACAGAAACATACACGGCTACAGGTCTTTCTGGTCAACAAATCACTTTACGTCAAAGTGGTGTAGTAACTACCAGTATTGTAGTAAACGTTGGAGAAGGTACTGATTCATCAGATATTCGCTATGCGTATGCCTCACGAATTATTGATGGAGGTAGTAGTTCAAATATATTTACTGTTGACATTGATGCCGATAACTACACTATTGTTTCTTTTGGAAATGGTATTAACGGAAAGATACCAACGACTAACTCTTCAATAACTATTGAATACCGACGTAGTCGTGGTGCTTCTGGAAACGTAGCAGTTGGTTCAATCACTACATTGGAAAGCACCACTGTTCCAAGTAAACCATCTCTTGATGGGTTAGTTGTGATCCCAAATACTTCTGCGGCGGCTGGTGGTGTTGACATTGAATCAATGGCTTCTTTGAAAGCCAACATCCCTACAACTTTTAGAACACAAGACCGTGCTGTATCTTTGCAAGATTACAAAGATATTGTAAAGCGTATTCCTGGAATTGTACGATCAACTGCTTATGTTGACGGTAGTAACGTAGTGCAAATTCTGGCTATGGAAGAACCATCTGATTATGGTTCTGCACTAACAGTTGCAATTGACACAATTAAAAAACAAGAAATTATTGACTACCTAGAACCACGTGAAATTGTATTTGCTACTTCAAACGTAGGAGCCTCAGTTAGTTTAACAAAAGTCAATGTTGTTGCAACCGTACAAGTTCAAAACGGGTATATCCAAGAAGCAGTAAACGACAATGTAAAAACGGCAATACGTGCATTATTCTCATTTGACAACATGGACTTTGGTAGCAGGGTATCACTTGGTACCTTGTACCGAACTGTTCTTGACATTCCAGGTGTGGACTACGCAGTAGTGACTAGGTTTACTACAACAAGCGGAAACGTAATTGATAGTAGTGGTGGGTTTACTGGAGTTGTTGCTCCAAGCACATCGCTACTAACTATTGCTCCATCCTCAACCTTTACCATTACACCTAGTGGTGGTATTGTCGCTTCAGGAGGCTAATAAATGGCACGCAAATCATTTAGACTTAGGCGTCCAATTGTCTCTGGAGACGTCGTTGGTGTTGGTTCGTTTGTAAGAGGTACAAGCGATATTCAAGCAACCGCTGGGGCATCGTCGTTTGACCAAGACTCGGCAATCCGTTCAAAAGACATTATTACTGTTATCCCAACAACTCCAGAATCAACATTTGAAGCAACTGCTATTGAGTACACTGCTGTTCTTTTAAATTGGACATTGACAGAGACATATTCAGAACTTGCTGATATTGGTGTTGGTGAGTCTGGAATCCTTAATGTTGCAATAGTTTATTCAAAAACTGGCTACCCACAAACTGTGACTGATGGCAAACTCATCTACCAAGGTACTGACAATAGTTACCTTCATCAAGAAAGTATTGCGATCACAACTGACCAAGGAATTGTGTACGAAAATGAACCAGCAACTGGTAAATGGGCGTATTATTCTTTGTTTGTTTATTACAACACTGAAGGAACAAGCGGTACATACCACTATGAGTTACTGTCTGAACTTGAACTAATTGTTCCTAAAGATTATGGATCACGGGATGAGATGTGGAGAAGAATCCCTAAGTACTACCGTGAGCAGGATGAAGCAAATGACACACAGTTAGAACGCTTTATTGATACTTTTGGATTTGAGTTAGACCGAAGCCGTACGCTTATTGACACCATGATGGTCCAGTATGACCCATTATTGGCTGAAGCCGAGGCAGTTAACGAACTGGCAAAGATGCTTGGTCTGGAGATTGGTGTTTCTGACATCGGTGTATCAAGAACTCGTGCGTTATTACATGACATTGGGTACCTTCGTAAAAACAAAGGAACCCTTGAGGCAACCAAAGACTATGTCACAGCAGTAAGTGGCGGAGACGTCACTGTCTTTACTGGAGCATCCGCTCCTTATTACACCTTTGCAGTACACGCAGAGCGAGCAAACCTTATTGCCGACCCACGTTTTGTGGGTGCTTCGGGATCTACATGGGCTGTCTATTCTGAAAACTCTGTAACAGTTAGCACCACTCCTACTGAAGGCATCACAATAACGGCTGGTGCGACTGCTACCCAGGTTGCTGTTATGTGTAAGACAGCAGTGGTTATGGAAGCAACCCGTACTTACTACATGTCTGGGGAATTTAGCCAAGCACCAGAGGTTGTCTATGGTGGTTACTGGTCGTCTGGTGCTTCATGGTCAGATTGGTCAGCCACGACTGCTGGGGCAAGCGTCCCTGTAAGCGCCGCTAACCGTGTTGCCTACCCAATGACGTCAGTGGCGTCGGGAAGCAACCGACCTGTATTTTTGTTTAAACTTAGTGCTAATCAATCTGTAACACTATCTCGTTGGATGGTTGAACCAAATAAGGTTGGGCAGTTCTTTGACGGGGATACCGTTTTTGGTGGGTTCTTGTACCAAGGTTTTAGTTCTGACTACAAGTGGTCTGGTACAGAACAGGCTTCTTATTCAATTTATACAACGAACCGTCAGAAGACACAAAGCGCAATTGAGCGTTTGCTTCCCCAGATCCTTCCAGTTACAATGCTTGGTACCGTGAGCGGGCAACCTAAGTATCAACTTATGTTTGATTGGATTCCTGGAAAGGCTTTATGAACTACATAATCGCTGGGTTAGCGGTATACAAATTGGTTCAACTACTAAACGTATTAACTCCAAGGGAAGCGATGCCTTGGGTCAAGATTCTTGCTGGCGTTGTATTTGGATACGGCGCATCTTTTGTTTTAAGTATTGAAGACATGTGGACTTCGGGTCTTGTTGTCGCTACACTGGCTGGCGCCTGCCACGGTGTACTCCGAATGATTACGCTTGTGGGGGACATGTCACAACGCAAATCATTAAAATAGGAGAAAACGATGCTAAAGAAATATGGGATTTTAGGAACAGGTAGAACCAGCAAGAACATCATTGAAGATGCTCTTAATGAACTGGGCGTAGATAACAACTTTATTGTTACCTGTGGTGCCAAGCCATCAGAGTCAGAGTCAAGAGTAATCAACTGGTTGATTGACATGGAAGTTGATTTCATGCTTACCCACAATGGTAAGGCTCCTGCGGAGTTTATTGAGAAGGCTTCAATTGAACGACTAGATGCAAACCCAGCAAGGGACATCATTCACTATTTGTCAAAGACCAAAGGAACTCTTTTGCTTCTTTGGGATGACACATTAGTACCTGAAATGGAAGAGATCTGTTTTGATGCGGCTGACGCTGGTGTAACAATCCTGGACTTGACTAATGGATTGGTCCCAATTGTTGTGGACATTACACACGAAGAGAAAGCAACACCAGTACCTACTGAAGAAGTTGAGATTGAACCATTTAGCCGTGCTGAAATGTTGTCAATGTCTATTGGTGTCCTTCGCAAGAACGCAAAGGCTCAAGGTATCCAAGTAGGAACGACCATGACTAAAGAACAAATCGTTGATGCAATACTCAATGACGTTACGATGCCAGACCCAATTATTGAAGATACCGAAGTAGAAGAAGTAGACATCTTGCCACCTATTGATCTAGGTACATTCCATGTTGTAAGTAGTGCTCAAAACGACCGAGCAGTTACTAATTCTTATGACACCTGCATGCTTACGGCAACATTCCCTAGCGGAGTGATCATGAGCCGTCCTGCAAACGTGGAAGAAGTCAAACAGTTGTTTGGCTTCGGTGCAACTATTTAGTTACCACTTCACCTTGTCAGCCCAATAGGCGGCAGACATCTTTCCTTTAGAGATGTTCTTGGCATGACGTGCCTTGAACGAAGCATTGCGTGCGGAACCATCAGGTGAACCTTTGACGCCCTGTTGCCCAAAGCGAATGGTCTTAACGTTGTCGCCTTCTTTAGCAACAACAACATGCGACTTAGTTGGGTGGTCAGGTGTTGCTTTTGGTTTGTTGAAACCAGACACACCTGCACGTGCAAGTCGTGGGTCTTTCTTACTCTCAGCCATTATTTCTTACCTTTCTTGGAGACAGCCATGTTGTCAACAAGGTTTGGATATGGACGACCAGCGGCTTTAGCACGAGCCTTTGCTTCTGACTTCTGGTCAGGTGTCAACTTGGTTGACTTCTTCTTTGGATTGGGTTTATCCCATACTTCTTTTTTAGATGCCATGAACATAGTTTAGCGGTTGAAGGGAGGGCCGTTAACAAGGGCAAGGGCAGAAAGGAGGGAAAGACCCTTGCTCTGTAGTTCCTGAGGAGGTCGCCCTCCCCCCAACACTATGCCCACTTTAGCACCCGATCAGGGAAGTGCTAAAGCGACTAGCGAGAGTGTAGCATGGCGACCCTAGATAACAACCTGAGGAGCAGTATGGCACGAAACAATAAGTTGAGCGGACCTTTTTTACCTGTCCCGAGATGGGTGCTTCCATACATCTCTACGGACTACATCTCGCATGCAGTACTGAACCACATGCTTCAGTACCTTCACCCAGATACGCAGGAACTGACAACCTCCTACCAGCACATTGCTGACCAGTTGGGCTGTGACCGCCGAACCGTAATCCGCTCCATGAAGCGCCTAGAAGAGATTGGCTTGATCGTCAAACAGCACCGTGTGACCCGTAACAACAAGAACTTGACGAACCGTTATTACGTCAATTTTAACAACCCAGTAGTGTCACACGAGTCACCCCTAGTAGTGTCCATGGAGACACTAGGTAGTGTCACGGGAGACACCACTAGTAGTGTCACGGGTGACACCCAATCAAGAGTATATAACAAGAGTAAATTTAACAAGAAAGGGAAAATTTCAACACAAGTAGATCAGAGGCTTGAAGATGAAGAAACTTTCTGACGACTGGGGCGTCGGCTTAGGTGAAGACCCCGACAAAAAAGAACCCGCCCCAAAACAGACCCGACAGGACTCCCGAGGTAACTTGGTGTACTTCTTCCGTGACAGTCTCCCGACCGAGACGCTGGACAGAATCACCGCCCCAGTGAATGGTCCCGCCTTGATGAAGGGTTTCAAGAAACTCACCGACAAGGGCTTTACAACTGACCAGATACGTGCCATGATCATGGCGTTTGTAAAAGAGATAACACGGAGACCGTTACCAGTGGAGGTTGCGCCGTGGAGAGCATTCTTAGCAAACTTAGATAAATACGCAAAGGAAAACTATGTCAAAGAAGACGATCAGCCGACCTCAATCTCAATTGACCCAAGACTTACCGAAGAGTAGATCGTATATACATTGTATTTGCTGTGATCTTTACTTTTTAGATGCAGTTACGTTTTTAGACCACAGGTGTGCGGTATCATCGTTACCCCCTCACAAAATGGAAAAGCATGACTGACTGGAAGAGTTCAAAGTACTGGCGCAACCGCCCCGTTGAAGAACGGGTTCGTAACCTGCGCATACCACCTCGCTACAAGAACAGCACGTTTGCAAACTATGACGAGAACGAAGGTTCTCCTGCATTCAAAGATGCTGTCATCAAGTGGACAAACAATATTGAAAAGCGAATGGAAGACGGCATGGGTTTGTATATCCATGGCAAGACAGGTCTTGGTAAAACACACATGGCGGTATCCGCTTTGCGTGAAGTTGTTTCAAAGAACGAACTCAGTGGTTTGTTTATCTCCTACGACATCTTTGTTGAGATGGTGCACGACTCACGCAACAACGATGGTGAACTTCCTGAGATGTATGGCGATCCAAACTTGCTTAAGTACATGCGCCGCATTTATGACATCGTTGTTGTTGACAACTTGAATGCAGACCGCTTGACTGAATATATGTCCAAGACTGTGTCAAGCATGATTGAGTCTCGCTACGACATGCAACTGCCAACAATCTTTACAACAGAAATCAACCCCGACAAGTTACCAACTCTGTACAGTCCACGAGTGCATTCCATTATCAAACAATCATGTTTCATTATGGGAGTAACTGGTGCTGACTACAGGTTGGAGCACTAATGTTCGGTAACGATATTCAGTCATACGATGATGTTGGATACGGAGTTATCTTTGAAGAACTACTTGCTTCTCCTCCTGGAGGGTTTAAAGGTATTGGTAGTTCGTTGTACAAAGCACGCAACAACTGGAACCGTGTTCTTAACTTGTGGGAGCCACACGACCTTCCGTTGAAGTCGCTCTATGACACAACGCATCGTTTAGGTATTGGTGCAGAGGTGTACACCTTCTTGGCAATAGACGCAGTTGAAGCAGTAGACAACTGGCTACAACGTAAAGGAATGTCTCTTCCTGTTCTCTATTATAAAAATGTAGGAGAACTTGAATACGACTTGCGTTTCAAGAGATCTGTCCGTACAATCTTCGTCCCGCACCAAGAACAAGCATTTGCGCTTGGTATTCGTGCGACAGTTTCATCTCCTACAAGCGCTTGGGTTTTCTAATGGCATCAACTGAACATCTCTTAATTAGCAAGGTTATTCAGACTGCTGACCTCAGCGAGATCATTGACGGTGGACTTCGCCCTGATCACTTCAGTGGTGAATGGTCTGACATCTGGCTATGGGTTCTTGACTACTGGCGTGAATACAGCGTGGTGCCAAGCGCTCGTGTGTTCAAGCAACAGTACGCAGACCTACGTTTGCTCAACGCTGAGAACGAACCATTTCAAGCGCTCATTGACGAAATCTATATTGCTTACAAACACCAGCACTTGGTCAGCGCAATTACATCTGCGCTCCCATCGCTTAATAACAACGAGACTGAAGAAGCCTTTAACAAACTCTCCGAGGGTCTACAGAAGGCATCAGTAGAAGTTGCACGACTCCGAGACATTGACCTCATGGAATCATGGGAAGGACGATTAGCAAAGTATGAAGAAATGCGTAACACCCCGAACGGTCTACGTGGCATTCCGACAGGCTTCTTGGGTCTTGATCGGATCACTGCTGGTCTTCGGCCTCAGCAGTTGGTTACATTCGTTGGTGAAGCGAAAAAAGGTAAATCATTAATGACCTTGATCATGGCTGATGCGGCTCACAGCCACGGCATCACGCCAATGTATGTTTCGTTTGAAATGAGTATTGAAGAGCAAGCGGCTCGTTATGACGCCATCATTTCAGGAGTGCCACATACACGCATCATCCGAGGTGATTTGACTGCGCAAGACATGGAGCGTATTTCAAAAGCGCTGAAACTTCGCAAGAACATGCACCCGTTCATCATGACCGAAGATACGCACTCTCTAACAACAGTAAGTGCACTTGCTGGAAAGGTGCAACAACACCGACCACGTTTGCTTATCGTTGACGGTGTATACCTCATGGACGATGAGCAAGGAGAACCAAAGGGTTCACCACAAGCATTGACAAATATCACACGCTCGCTTAAGAGGTTGGCACAGCGCTTTGATATCCCTATCATCGGGACAACACAAGTATTGTCGTGGAAACTTGGAAACAAGAAGTCACGACAGATTACGGCGGAAGCAATTGGTTACACATCATCGTTCGCACAGGACTCAGACCTTGTGCTCGGTGTGGAATCAGATCCTGACGTAGATAACCAAGCAATCATCAGAGTTATCTTGTCTCGGTCATCACCTAAGGGTGAAGTAAGAATTAAATGGGATTGGGAAAATATGAACTTTACGGAGGTTGATGAAAATGACAATGGCGACACAGACAACTGGTACTACTGATCTTTCTAATGTTCTTATAGAACTTGGCGTAGATGTACGCCGAACAAGTGGTCGTGAGATTTCAGGATGCTGTCCTGTACATGAGAAGCGCACTGGTCGTGCAGATGGTTCTCCTTCATGGTCAATGAATGCAGAGAGCGGTTTGTGGATCTGTCACTCATGTGGCGCTCGTGGAACACTTGCTGGTCTTGTTTCAGAGTTGACAGGTAACCCTGACAGTGTTTCGGCTGTTAACCAGTTGTTGATTGAGACAGGTATCAATCGTCTCACTGCTCCAGAACGTGTTGAGTACCAGCCAGAAGTTGATTGGGTTTCGTACAGTCGCTTTGAACAGGTGCCTCACAGAGAGTTAGTAAAGCGACACCTTGACGCTGACGTTGCACTAGTGCACGGTATCAAATGGAACACGCTTAAGAAAGCATGGGTAATTCCTATTGTCTCTCCGTTAGGTGAACTAATGGGATGGCAAGAAAAAGGTCCTGAGTACTTCAACAACAACCCAGTTGGGATAAAGAAGAGCAGGACTCTTTTTGGTATTGAACGTTTTCAATCAAGGACTGCTGTGCTTGTTGAGTCACCACTAGATGTGGTGAGGTTTGCATCATCATTCGGGGGTATGCAAGCACTCGCCACATTTGGTGCCCATGTAAGTCACGAGCAAATGACTTTGCTTTCTGAATCAGCAGAGCGAGTGATCATTGCAATGGATAACGACAAAGCAGGAATTGAGTCCGCTAAGACTTTGCTAAAAGCATTGCCACGTTTTCGTGACGGTATCTTCTTCCTTGATTACAGCAAGACAGACGCCAAAGACATTGGTGACATGACTGACGCAGAAGTAGATTATGCAATCAAGCACGCATCAGTGCTTCCTTGGTGGATGTAATGACTTTTAACGGCACCCTCTATCCATTCCAACAGGAAGCCATGGAACGCATGGTTGATCGTGGGCAGATGATGCTTGCCATGGTCATGGGTGCTGGTAAAACACCAACAACACTTGCCGCTATTGAACGACTGTTTGATGACGGGGAGATTGATCGTGTAGCCGTAGTAGTTCCCTCATCACTTAAGTTCCAGTGGTTACGTGAGATTAAGAAGTTCACTAACTCAAAAGCAATTGTCATTGACGGTACCAAAGCCGCTCGTGCACCTTTGTGGCGCAATGCTTTGCGTTGTCGTTACGTTATTGTCAACCCTGAGATGTTGGTAAAAGACGAGAAAGAGTTTCTTGCACTTAAGTTTGACGCCATGGTCATAGACGAGGCAACCATCATCAAGTCTCCTAGAGCAAAGCGTTCTAAGTTGCTCAAGCGACTTGGCTCTAAGTGCCACTACCGCTTCGCTCTAACAGGTCAACCAATTGAGAACAAACCAGAAGAGTTATTTTCCATCATGGAGTTCGTAGATAAGGGAGTGCTAGGTCGCTTTGACATCTTTGACCGCACCTTTATTGTCCGTGATCACTACGGCAAGCCAGTCCGCTACCGAAACCTTAAGCAACTACAAGACAGTCTCACTGAGTCCATGGTTCGTAAGACACGGGCAGACATTGCAGATCAGTTGCCAAAAGTTATACATCAAGTAATACCTGTGTCTTTTGATAACGCTGGCGCAGTTGCCTACGAAGCAATTGCTAAAGATCTTCTAAAAGAGATAGCAAATGCCATTGCAACACATGGACGTGGTTTTGATCTATGGTCCCACTACAACGGTGGAGACGGTGGCGGAGAAGCGCAGGGGCAAATCATGTCCCGCCTAACTATCTTGCGCATGCTGTGTGACAACCCAGCCCTTGTGTATGACTCTGCTCGTAAGTTCCGAGAGACACAAGGCAAAGATGGAAGCCAGTATGCAGACAAGATCATCAAGGCTGGTTGGTTATCAGAAACTGCCAAAGCGCCAAAGATGGCATCAGTCATTGAGTATGTGACTGACATTTTGTCGGGTGACCCTGATAGCAAGGTTGTTCTATTCTCATTCTTTAAACAGAACCTACGACTATTGCAAACGGCTTTTAAACCTCAGACTAATAGTGTTCTTTTTATGGGTGGCATGACTGCCGAAGAACGGGACGCCGCTAAACAACAGTTCGCTACAGACCCAAATACCCGTATCTTCTTATCGTCAGACGCTGGTGGTTATGGCGTGGATTTGCCAAATGCCAACTACCTCATCTCCTACGACCTGCCATGGAGCGCTGGGAAACTGGATCAACGAGAGGCTCGCATCATTAGGTTGTCTTCGTTACACCCCCACGTTACAGTTGCATCCTTCGTTATGAAAGGTTCAATTGAGGAACGCCAGTACGAAATGCTTCAACAGAAGCGTGGCATCAATGAGGCTTTTATTGACGGAAACTACGACAGCCAAGGTAAGTTTGAATTAACAATCGGTACCTTGTCTGACTTCATATCAACATCACAACTATAAGGAAAAACGATGGCAACAGTAAAAAGAGAAAAACCAGCAGAAGAATCAATCATCAAAGATTTTGATGAAATGCATTTAGAGCGCCTTGCTGAAGAGTTCAAGAAGTCCAAAGAGACTATTGACATTCTTGAAAAGCGCCTAGGTGATATGAAGAAGCAACTTGCCGAGGCTGTTACCGTTTTCGGTTACACCGATGACAAGGGTCATCAATGGCTCAAAGTTGGTTCATTTGAATTGAAGCGTGAACGCCGTATCTCCCGTTCATTGGACGTCATGGCTGTAGAGCAGTGGGCACGTTCCAATGGTTATTGGGACACCATCAAGAAAATTGTAGAAGTCGTAGACGAGGACAACCTTGTTAAGTTTGCATGGGAACACAAAGACCATGAAGAGACTGTTACTTCGTTCTATGTTGAGAAAGAAACGTGGGCATTCAAAGCGTGAGCGACAAAGCACTTGAGATGTTTGGCGACCTGCCTGACTTCCCAGGTTCTCGTGTTCCTAAGAACCGCCCCTCTTCTAAGAAACAAAACTCATTATTAAGTGATCGCTTTAATGGCGCTCGCTACAAGGTCTATCGGATCAATGGAGAAGACATGCAAATGTTTACTATTGGTCAGTTAGCAATTGCTGTAAACCGAAAGCCCGTAACAATTCGTATGTGGGAAACACGTGGGTGGGTACCTAAAGCCACCTATCGCACTCCCGCTCCGAAGACTGCACAGATTCCTAATAAATCTGTAAAAGGTCGTAGGCTTTACAGCAGAGCACAGGTAGAGTTTCTACTTGATGCAATACAAACCTTCAAACTAGATACTGCGCAAGCAGACTGGGCAGGGTTTGCAAATCACACATCAAAAAACTATCCAAAATAACTCATAGAAAGAAAAACGATGCCATTTAATGAATTTGAAGATGACGAGCAGGAATTTCAACCTGTCGTTCGTAAGAAGCCAATCGTCTCAAACGATGACGATGAGATTACAGCCAAGCCACGACCAGCCCGTGTTGCAGACGAAGACGATGCTCCAAAAGCACGCCGTGTTGTCCGCAGTGGTTGGAGCGGTGTTGACTCCGTAAAGACAGGCGACAGCAACTACGCCGTCCGTCTTAAGTTGACCGAAGACACTCAGATCATTCGCTTCATTGGTGATGCCCCATACGCTTCGTATGGTCAGCACTGGCTTGAGCGTTCTGGTCAGAAGTCATTCGTTTGTATCGGAGAGGATTGCCCACTTTGCAAAGCAGGCAGTCGCCCATCCAAGCGTCACAATTTCAACGTTGCACTTCTTACCGAAGGTGAAGAGCCAGCGCTCCGTTCATTGGAGATTGGTCCACGAGTAATTGACCAGTTGAAGAATTTCCACAACAGTGACCGCACTGGTCCTCTTGATAAGCACTACTGGGCTATCTCACGCACAGGTAAGGGCGCAACATCGTCCACCTTGCTTCAGATGGTCAAAGCGGCTGACCTTGAAGAGTGGGGTCTTGCAGTGATTACACCTGAGCAACTCGCTGAACTTACAGAGGGTGCATACACCGAGGAGATCATTCAGGTCCCTTCTAAGCGTGATTTGATGCAGATTGCATCAGAAGAACTCGGCTTTGACAAATAAGCCGTGACCACAACTAACGACAATGACATGGGGCGCCAAGCGCCCCATGTTGTGTCTACCATCGCAGAACTACATGAAATCATCAAAGTTATCCAAAACGTTGGGGCTTTTGCGTTTGACATTGAGTCCCGTGGAATCCTTGATCGCCATCCCGACCTTCTTGAACACATTGAAAAGGAATGGAAAGCGCATGTCGCAAAACTCAAGAACCCTTCCCCCGACATCGCTCGTAAAGCACGGGAGAAAATAGAAGGCGATTACCGCAAGATGCTTGCGCTTGATCCTTTGCGCAACGAAGTCTTTTGGTTAGGTATCGCTACTAAAGGACACTCATGGGCAATCCCTATGGGGCACAGTCGTGGTTCCATCTTGGTACCCGAGGAGATTGGTGACGGTACTACTGTCCCACCTGAGGGTTACCGCAAAGTTCTTAAGAGCGGTCAAGAGTCCACCGCTAAGGCTCGTTACCACATACCAGCGCAATACTCACCAGTACCTGAGCAACTGTCTCGCTCCGTTGTACTTGAAGAGTTGCGCCCTTTGTTTTTTAGTGACTTGATTAAAGTTGGGCACAACGTGAAGTTTGATGCTCGCTCATTGAGCAAGTACTACAACGAAGTCCCGTCTAATCCATTCAGGGACACCATGCTCTTACAGCACGCCATCAATGAGAACTTGATGTCTTATTCACTTGAAAGTTTGATCCAACATAACTATGACAAGCACAACGCCTATTCCCGTGAAGGTAAGTTGGGCAAGATCATTGATGAGGTTCCATTTGATTCAGCGGCTCGTTATGTACACCTTGATGCCCGTTGGACATGGATGCTTTATGAGCGTCTGTCTAATTACCTCCAGCACCATAATGACCTGACCCGAGTTGTTGAACAAGACTCCGCAGTGCTTCGTGTCCTCATGCAGATGGAGAACGAAGGCATCCCAGTAGACCATCTCCAGTTAAAGATTCTTGGTAAGGAACTAGACGGGAAGATGCGAGACACTCTGTTGGAGTTGTCCAAGTACGCACCAATTGGGTTTAACCCTGACTCCACAAAGCACAAGCAAGCGTTCTTGTTTAACAAGAAGCGTGAAGGTGGTTTGGGACTAAAACCATTCAAGGAGACCAAAGGTGGAGCGCCATCAGTAGACGAAGAGTCATTGAAGCGCCTGGAATCCAAGCACCCAGCGATTACGTTGCTCTTGCAATGGTCTGAAACTCAGAAACTTAAATCAACTTATGTTGACGGACTGTTGCCTAAGTTGTCCAAGGGTCGTTTGCACCCGTCATACAACCTGCACCGAACTGCTACAGGTCGTTTGTCTGCTTCTAATCCGAACCTACAGAACATTCCTCGTGAGTCCAGTATTCGTAGTCTCTTCATTGCTCCCGAGGGTTACACCTTGATGGTGGCTGACTACGACCAGATTGAACTCCGAGTCATGGCGATGTTCTCTAAGGATCCTGAGTTGATCCACATCTTCAATAATGACATTGACATTCACGCAGGTGCTGCTGCTCTGTTGTTTGGCAAGGACGTTTCAGAGGTAACCAGTGAAGAGCGCCAGATCGGAAAGGGAGTGAACTTCCTCACTGCCTACGGCGGTGGTTACATGAAACTGGCTCGCACCACAGGGATCCCTGAGGACCGTGCCAAGTACATGATCAACCGTTACTACGAGCAGTTTGCAGGGCTAACCCAGTGGAAGCGCCATGTTGTATCCCAAGCCCGTGCCAAAGGCTACGTAACGACTCTGACGGGGCGCAGACGCCGTTTGCCCGATATCAAGTCCACAGACGATGAGAAGCGCTCCAGAGCAGAGAGACAGGCTATTAACGCCGTGGTCCAAGGCAGTGCGGCTGACATCTGCAAGATTGCCATGATTGACATTGAAAAAGCCCTCCAAGGAACTGACACTAGGATGTTGGTACAGGTCCATGACGAAATCGTGACCGCTGTACCAGAGAACTCTTGGGAGGAAATCATGCCACGTTTTATTGAAGCCATGGGTGACGGTGTTATCTTGCGTGGTGTGCCACTCAAGGTGTCCTGCAATGTTGCGCACAACTGGGCAGACGCTAAGTAATGCAGGAAATAGAACAGCGTAACTTCTACCTTATGCTGTCTGTCCCTGACGGGCAGGACTACGCCAGCACTATGGGGTTTTCACCACCATCAGAAGATGTAAGAGAAGTGGAATACGCAGATGTACTGTCCCGATGGGGCGTCTTTATTGCTACTGACATTTACAATGAAATCTTAGAAGGCGCTAACTGGTTTGCTGATCTACTAGAGAAATCGGATAAACTAGTGTCCCCTAAAGATGAGATTGTTGCCATATTGACAGTGTTCGGTATGGCGGCAGTTAACAAACTTGCGGACTCAGAGAGAATTTTAATAATGTTAGACAACCTGATGGAGGAAGAAGACGATGAGTGACTGGTGGAGTAAAAAGATTGCAGGGGAGAAGCCAACAACACCTCGCACGTACGCAACACCTCCGACTTCTCCTGTTCTAAATTTCCCTGTTGCACAACCGCAACAACAAGTACAACAAGGTAACCAAGAGTTGTTAGACCCTAATCGTTTACCGACTGACCAACTAAACATGAGTGATGCAATTCGCTTGTGGAAAGGTGGAGAAGCGGCTCGTAAAGAAGGAAACTCAACTTGTCCTGAATGCGGAAGTATTTATGTATTTAGCCGTGTAGGACGAGGATCAAACAGTATGATCAACGGAGCACAGCCAGCACCACGTTGTTATGCGTGTGGTTGGAACGGTAGGTTTTCACAAGGCGACGGATCTAGTTGGGGAGTATAAATGACTGATTACGAATCACTCAATTCAATCATCAATGCGATGAACAAGAAGTACGGAGACGGCACGCTCGTTAAGGGCAGTTCCGTTCGTGAGTTAATGCCTCGCATCACCACGGGCATCCTTGCCTATGACCTCATGCTTGGTGGAGGTTGGCCTGCTAACCAGTGGAGTGAAATCATCGGTGAAGAGTCTTCAGGTAAGACTGCACTTGCATACAAGACCATTGCGGCTAACCAAGCACTTGACCCAGACTTTACAGCGCTTTGGATTGCGGCTGAAGAGTACGTACCTGACTATGCCAAGAGCATTGGCGTAGACCTTGACCGTTTGTGGGTCGTTGAGTCCAACATCATGGAACAGGTTTATGACCTTGTCATTAAAGCACTGGACAACCGTGCCGTTGACATGATCGTGATTGACTCACTCCCTGCTCTCGTACCAAGTGACGAGTCAGAAAAGATGATGGAAGAGTTCACTGTTGGTCTTGGTGCTCGCCTCACAGGTAAGTTCTTCCGCAAGTCTTCTAAGTCACAGAAGCGCTCACTGATACATGACGAGCGCCAGTGCACAGGCATCATGATCAACCAGTGGCGTGAGAAGATTGGTGTGATGTGGGGAGACAACCGCACTACCCCAGGTGGTAAGGCTAAGAACTTCCATTACTTCTGCCGTGTTGAAGTAAAGCGTGACGAGTGGATCAAAGCCAAGGACGAGACCGTAGGTCAAACCATTAAGGCTCGTACCATGAAGAACAAGACGTACCGACCACAGCAAGTTGCTGTAGTTGACTACTACTTTGCAGATACTCCTGGATTCAATCGTGGTGAGTATGACACTGTAAAAGACGTTGTCAACATTGCAATTGCATATGAGTTGGTTACCCGTGCAGGTGCCTACTACTCCTACGGAGACCAGAAGTGGCAAGGTAAGGACGGAGTGCTTCAAGCAGTTCGTGAAGACCTTGACCTGAGAGACAAGATCACTAAAGAAGTGTTTGCAAAGTTTGGTCTTGAATGATCCTTGGTGGTGATGACCGCAAAGCCATTAATAAGACATCCAAGAAACAGGAACAGCGAAGCGCTAAGTCCTACAAAGGAAGTCGCAATGCTGGGTCAGGCTCAGGTTGGTTGCGTAAGAATGACGTACGCACTGCCGACATCTTGATTGAGAACAAGTTCACCACCAACACCAAACAAATCACCATTAAACATAAAGATCTATCAGAGTTAGTTGAACGTGCCATTTTGGAAGATCGCCTTCCTGTACTTCAGTTTGACCTTAACAACCGTAGGTACGTAATAATTACTGAAGATGATTTTCTAGAGATGAGCGGGATAAACGATGACTGAAACACCATGGCACTTACAGGAGTATAAGAAGGCTCGTACCAGTAAAGGTAAGGTCATTCCTATTGTGCAGGCTCAGTTAATCAAAGAGCGCTTGTCATCTACACGAGACACTGCTCACCTACACCCAAGCGAGATTGCTAAAAAGGATTGGTGCCCTCGTTCGTCTTGGTACACCATCAAGGGTTATGAGAAAGAAGACGAGAAGTTTGCGTTTCAACGCTTGAACGTCTTTGCAGAAGGTCACGCTATTCATGCCAAGTGGCAAGGGTGGCTTCGTGACGCAGGCGTTCTTCACGGTACGTGGCAGTGCAAGAACGATATTTGTAGTCACAAATGGGTAGATTTGAGTCCACAAAAGTGCCCATCATGCGGGACCCCTGGTCCTATCTATCGTGAAGTTCCTGTAACCAACGATCAATTTCATATCCTTGGGCATGCTGACGGTATTGTCAACAACGGGAAAGAAGAGCCATTTCTTATTGAGATTAAGAGTGTTGGCGCTGGCACCATCCGTTTTGAGAGTTATGACATATTTAAAGAGTCTGAAGGTAAACCTGATGAGATGTGGAAACGCATCCGTCAACCGTTTCAGTCTCATGTCCGTCAAGCCATGCTGTACATGTACTGCACAGGCATTCATACCATGGTGTTTATCTACGAATGGAAAGCCACCCAAGAAGTAAAAGAGTTCGTAGTCCAGTTCCAACAGGAACTAGTTGATCCGATTCTTAGCGCTTGCGAAACAGTAGTTCGGGCGCTAGATTCATCAGTCCCACCCATGCGTCCAGCGTGGGTAACGGACTCAGAACATAAGACATGCAAGCAATGCCCATTTAAAAACACATGCTGGAAGGAAAACGATGCGAACAATACTGCGACCAGAACCGATGACAATGACAAGCCCTTCACAGGACAACTCCTCAGTGAGGGAGAGGTTCAATCAGAAGTTCACGATGCCCCCACGACCAGCGGGGGAAATGCCACAGGTACCTCAGTATCTGGACGAGTTATCAGACGCTGAACTCATGTCTCTCTACGGAGAGTTCATGGCATGGGTGTCATATGCCAAAGCAGAATTAGTTGAAGCAGAAATCAACGAAGAACGACAAGCAAACAATTGTCGGATCGTTGAAGCACGTTGCTTGATCGGTCAATGGAGTGACACCGCTAAAGGTGACACAGTGACCTTGGCTAAAGCCCGCCGAGATGTTGACCCTGACGTTATTGAACAGCAGGAAGAACACTTGAACTCTCGTGCATACCGCAAGATGGTGGACTCAGTGTTTGAGCGCTGTGAGCGTGGTGCACAGGTGTTGTCCCGAGAACTTAGTCGCCGTATCAGCATTGCTCCGCAGGAGCGTAGACAAGCACGATATAACCCATGACCATCGTTCTATTTAAAGACGTTCCTGTTGGTCCGATTCCAACGACCCCAATTACACCACACATATCCGAGGATACTTGTCCTATTGCTCGTGACACCTTGTTTCATTACGCAAAGAACCTTGGCGTACCAGTAGGGTACAAACAAGAACAAAACGGCAGACTGATTCAAAACGTTGTGCCCAACCCAAAGACTGAGTACTCACAGATATCTTCGTCATCTAAAACAACCTTGGCGCTCCATACTGAGACAGCCTTCCACCCGTACAAGCCTGACTACATTATGTTGCTGTGCCTACGTGGTGATCCACAAGCCTTTACAACTTATGCGCAGTTGCAAAACATCTTGCCTGAGTTAGATGATGTTTGTATTGCGCTGTTGTCAATGCCTCTATTTGAAACAACTGTTGATGACAGTTTTAGGACGAACGGAGAACCTGACACTGTTGTTACAACTTCTGTATTAGGAGTTAAGGATGGGCGTAGCACCATGTGCTACGACAAGTCCGTCATGCGTGGCACTACAGTGGCGGCTCAAGAGGCTCTAGAAGAGTTTGGTCGTGCAATAGAAAAGCACACTAACGAAATAGCATTAACTAGAGGTGATCTTTTGATTATTGATAACTCCAACACCGTCCATGGTCGTAAGCCATTCCAAGCCAGTTATGACGGGACCGACCGTTGGGTTCAGCGTTTGCTTGTCCGCAGTTACACCAGCCCAGTATCGCCAGATTTAGAAATGTGCCCACTAACTGGGTACCCTGTCATCACAAAGTATAAGTAAAGGAATAACATGCCTACATTAATAGAAAGACTTCGTTCTGACTTCCCTAAAAAAGCGGATTGTGTAGAAGCCGCTAGTGAAATTGAAAGACTTACAACTTTACTTAAAGAAGCCAAAGTCTCTACTAAGAAGAAGGATGACAAAGAAAAAGTAGTACTCGTTGAAGGTAACAGGTATTACACAATCCTTAGTGCTTACGCCGAACATAAAGATATGACTACAGATGAAATGGGTGAGTACACAGGGCTAGATCAGACCGCACATGGTTGGTGGGTATTGGTGTCACATCTTAAAGAAGAAGGGTACCTTACTGACACTTTTAGAAAGCGCTTAAGCCGTGCTGGGGGGTCACAAGGTATATACAAGATTAGTTTTAAAGGTAGAGATGCCTTAGAAAGTTTGGGTTATGGGAAATAAACATAAAGCCAAAGGGACAGCCTTTGAGACCTTGGTCAAGGAGTACTTGATTAGTGCAGGGTTTAAGAACGCCCGCAGAACAGCCCTTGCTGGAGCCATGGACACAGGTGACATCAATGGCATTGTGCGCCGTGTGACCGAACGAGAGGTTGCGATCCAGTGCAAGAACGACAAGTCATTCAATATCAGTGGGTGGCTCAATGACACTGTAGAGCAGGCGGATCGTCTAGGTGATGGCGTTCCTGCGTTGGTAGTGAAGAGGAAAGGTAAAGGGGAAAAAGCGTTGGGTGAGTCGTACGCTGTGATGAGGCTAGATGACCTGATAGAACTCTTGAAAGAGGCAGAGTACTTCTAAACTTTGGGAACAATTTAATTCATTGTTCTACTAGGAGTACAAACATGTCACAAGAACTTAATTCCCCAATTGAAGACGTCCTTAAAGTCTCGGGTTCCAGCAACCCACAGAGCGTTGGATCCATTCTTGCCCGTGCAGTGAACGCAGGGCAAGCGCCAAAGATGCGAGCAATCGGTGCTAGTGCTGTTAACCAAGCCGCAAAAGCCGCCGCAATTGCCAGAGGCTTTGTTGCCCCACGTGGTGTTGATCTTACTTACATTATTGGGTTTGATGATATTATTGGTGATAACGGAGAATCCATTTCGGCTATCTCCTTCAAACCAATTGTGAGGTAGTCGTGGCAGATATCAGCCCAAAATTGCGAGGCACTCTTCCAGCCGCTGCCCGTTCAAAAATGGTGCACCATCGTGCTTACAACGCAGGTCGTGGGGATGACCCTCACGGCGTAACACAAGACAGTGATGATCTTGACATGCCAGCAGGTATGGAAAAGCATCCTGATTATGATTCCTCTAAATCCTTTTTGACGAAAGTAGAAGACTAACTATGGGCATTTTTAACAAGATTCGTGGTGGTTCATACTCTGAGTACCCACCAAAGAAGAAACAGTTTAGCCAACCAGGGCAAGCGTACGTTCCAGGTGCAGTTAACGATTTTTCATCCGCTGGTTACAAACCATCTAGAGGGATTTTTGGCGATAAGCCTATGGCTCCTCAAAACAGGGCTTACGAACAAGGTAAGTTTGGGCAGGCAAAAACAGACGTATGGGGTAAAGCAATTCCTGCTAAAGCACCTGAACCTCAGTCAAGCGCTCCAGAAGACGACAGTTGGTTGAAAGAACTAGGTTATTAACAGCCATGAGCATCCACAGCCGTATTTCAAACAACGAGCCACATCGTGGTATGCGTAGCGCTCCACCTGAGCCACCATCGTGGGTAAAGACTCGTCCAACTGGCTCTCCTAAACAACTTGATGCCCAAGGAAAACTGGGATCAGGCGGTAAGCCAGCAATGACAACTGCACAAGTTGATGCACGATTGTCAGAGATGGATAAAGACTGGGGCATGAAGAACGGGTACGCCAAACCATACGATGTATCTGGTCGTTAATGGCTCGTAAAGACCACTTCGCATCTGGCGCTGGTTCAGAGTCTCCATTTAAAATATGGGATCTACCAAATACGGCTAAGTCTTCAGAAGAACCTACTGAAACTGTTGTCCCTATGATCCATACCCCTGCTCGTGAAGCGGGGACACTTGGTCCAGACGATGCTGGGTATCCAGTCAAGTGGACTAACCGTATTAAAATTGAGCGCAACATTTCAACCAAGACAAGCCACATTGGTGATGTAGGAAACGTTCGCATTGCTTTGCGTGACCCAAATACCCAGACAGTTGAAAGACTTGAGTCAACAGGTAAAACAGCGTCACCTGAGCAACTAGAAAAGAACCATCCACGCTTACTGGGTAAGACGGTAGGCGCTCCTGCTACTCATGATGAGTATATGGCTGGCAGAGACAAGTATGTTGAAGAGCGCAATGCAACTGTTAAAGCAATGGCTACAGAAAAACTAAATGCAACCCGTAAAGCAAAGCGTGAACGGCGCATGGCATTGTTGCCTAACGACAAACCTAGCAAGCGCACTAAGCGCATTGATGCACCTTCAGTTGCCAACAAGACTTACCCGAAGGCAACAATTCCTAACCCTAAAGCCAAAAAACCTAACGAGATGTGATTATGGCTTCCAAAAAGAAGCCTCGCAAACCTACTATTGGTAGGACTCCTGCATCTATGACTGGTGAGCGTGGCGGTGCCCGCTATGCAATACGCCCAATCTCACCTCTAGGTGGCGGTATAATGGGTGGTCTGCTCAGTCCGAGCGGACAAGGTCAAACGGGCATATGAGCAAAAACACTTTTACATCATGGATGACTCCAGCGGCGCAAAACGGTGTAGGCACGCAGTCCGACTTTGGTCCTAGCCCAGTATTCCGCAACGCCAAAGACTTAGCGCTATCTGGTTACCAGACAGGCGCTGACACCCAGTATCCAGACGGATACCTTGGCACCATGTCGGCTAACCGCCGTCAAGACAAGATCCTCGGCTCACTCAGCCGAATGAATGCTCGCCAGTACTCACGTGGTGTGCATAAAGGTGAACGGATTAATGCGGGCGATTACATTTGGCCCGATGAGTTCAACCTTTATACTGCTCTTCAGTATCAAGCACAAGGTTTGAAGTTTGCGCCAACTGGTGCAGAGCCTGTGCGTCTTACTAATGATGGCAAGGTCGGTCCTCGTGGTATTTCACGAGACCAAAAGCGTGACGAGGCTACAGAAATCAGCCTTCAACGCCGTTCTCAACTCAAATCCCTAGCACCGAACTGGAAATAACCATGGCAAAAGGTAATGACGAATCACGCAACGGTGCACGCATTGTTGACATGAATGCATACAAGATGCGCAACCACCCTGCCTCTGGTGGCATGAAAAAGGGCGTTAGTCGCATCAAGGACGCCATTGTTGGCGGTCCAGCAAACCCAGACTTGGATGACCCAAATACACCTGAGTACACAGGTCAAGTAGCACGCATCTCTGACCTTGCTCCACGCAACTTGATTGACAAAGCCAAGGGTGGCACTGGACAAGTTGCCAAGAAGCCAATGTTCTCATGGGACGAAAACAACAATCCATCCTTCAGAGGAAAACCGATTAAATAATGGCTCAACAAGTCCCACCTTCACGCCCGTGGCAGTCTCACACCGAGATGCTCGTTGACATGGCATTGCAGAACGCCATATCTGATCCAGACACCATTCGCAAGATTCGCCCTGTGTACCCACAGCAAGTGTTCCCGCAGAACCGTGGTTTTGAAAAACAAACAATGGGCATCATGGATGTACTGAACATTGACCGTTATGCGGCTTCAAACCGTTCATGGGTTTCTGGCGCTCCTGTAATGTTCCGTGATGGTACATTCATGGAAGACAACTTCTCAGGTTCTAGTCGCTATTCAATGCAAAGTTTGGGGATGTAACTATGGCTGACAATGACAGTGACTACATTGGTAACTTAAGCACCTCTCGCTGGCAGTCAATGAATGCGAGTTACCTAAACCGCACACCATCATGGATGCAGGGCGAATTTAAGCAGGGTAATCGTACTTCGCAAAACAAGTATCAAGCACCAAATGCTGGCGTACAACAGGCGTGGCGTGGTGGAGAAATTCGTGACACCCGCACCAAACCAGGCGCTACTGCCGATGCTGTTAATGCAATTGGACAAGGGTTTGTTAACCGAAACCTGAACCGTCAAGCACAAGCACAGAAGGCTCAACAGAGTCAACAGGCTGGTCAGAACTTTTATAGTCAGTATGTAGGACTTGCTAACCGAGCACAATATCAAGCCGCTTTTCAAAAGTCCCCTGCACCAGCATTGCCTAGTAAAGCAATGCCACCACCAGCGCCAGGAGTACAGCCATTTGGAACTCCATCGCAGAACCAAGCATTCCCAGCACCAGGAACTCCTGCACCTGCCCGCCCACCATTGACTCCACTGCAACAAAGTGCTGTTGCTGGAGTGGCTCAGATGAAAGCAGCACGTCAACCAACACCTACAGCAACGTCTAAGACTCCAGCAAAGACCCGTTCACAACGTAGGACAATGGGCACAGAGGCTATTAACAGGATTCGTCAATCACTAAACGAACAAAACACCCCAGATTTTCTTAAATAAAAATGATAGGATTAATACTATGGCTGTAAACGAAACCCGCTCAATGAACAACGACCTTCGCCTCGGCGCCAAGGACGGTAAGTTTAAGAGCACCACACCAGACCGTGGTGGTGACCTTGATCCAACTGACGCTTCAGTGCGTGCTATGGAACTCCAAGCACAATACGGCATAGTAGAGCGCACCCCTTTGGCTAACGCTCCCGAAGCACACCTGCACCAATAACATGCGTCCCGACTATCGGGCGTTTAGAGGCAACCCTTCGGTCAACAAGAAGGACTATAAGCGCACCTGTGTCCACTGCGATACAGAGCAAGAAAGCCCTGAGCATCTCACAGCCCATTTGTGTAAATCATGCAATGATGGCTTGTTGACTATGCAACCTTTGTACGGCAGAACAGACACGGAATAATTTATAGTAGGCTTCGGCTAGACCGAAGTTAGGAGCACAACATGTCCAATGATCAAGCGCATCGTCTTTTGGTATGCAAAACACACGGTGTCATGTACAAGATGAAGCCGTATGACGGACCTGCGGAGTATGACCAAGAGTTGCGTGAACTCTGTGACCGTCACAACGCACAGGTTCCAAACCCACAAGACTGCAACGCCATTATCTTCCGCACAGATGAAGAGACCGCCAAGAAACTAGACACCGAGACAGCCGTCAAGAGTGAACTAGAAAAGAATGACGTCTACATCCGTGACACTCGTGACGAGTTAAAGGTAGATGCACTCAAGTGCTTTAACCGACATAACCGTCCTAAGCAAGGTTGTCTTGACTGGTGTGCAGACGACAAGACAGTCGGTCGCAAGGTTGGTGTCCCTAAAGATAAGCGCCAGTATCTTTGCATGTACTGCCCAGCCGCCGAGTACTACACGCACCGTCAACGAATTGAGTTGGGTCTCTACGACTGATGATTATCCTGTCGCTAGATGTCCTTTCGGTACCTAGCCCAGTAAGTGATGATGTCGGAGCAAGGCAACCAACACCTGAGGGTCGGAAACTATGGAACACATTGTTCCCTGCATACAGCGGACGAATGGTGGTGTTTGCTCATGGCGTAGAAAACCAAGAGGGTTTGCTTAGTTGGTTGAAGCGTGAAAACTTTAAAGCATCAACGGTTGATTTTATTCCTGAAAACACTGTTGAAGCCAAGGTTGCAAGAATTAGTAATCTGCACGCTGTTTATGGACGCATCAACTGGTACATTGACGTTGACCCAAATGTCATAGCCCGTGTAGCCCATAACGGAATCCCTACACTGCTAATGACGGTGCCACACACCGTTAGACCTGAATGGTCTGAGTCCCGCTTTAAGAAAGAGTGGGGCGAGATTGTAGAAGAAACTGAGAAGCAGGCTCTTGCAAGAGCGGAAAGGAATTGGGGCGATGTCTAAATTGGATTTTGACTCATGGCTTAAAATGGGATTAGAGAATAAGTGGGTCGGTCCTCCTGTGTGTTCAACACATGATGGGTTACCATCCACCGAGGACGAAGACAGCGCATGGGACGAGGGCGATGACCCTTGCATTCATATCTTGCGTCTTTATGTAGACGATCTTGAGGCGATGCTCGTAGAGCAGAACCACAGCCCGTCAGTATGGCGTAAGGCTGGCTGGGAAGAACTTCCTTCAAACGAATGAAAGTCTTCTTTGGCGGAGCGGAAAAGGGGACGTATCGGAAGATGCTCATTGACGCTGGGGTAGAGCGTCATGCCATCAACCTGACCCACTTTCCGATCCCCAAGAAGAAAGAACTAGACCTCAGCGTGCTCTTCGGAGGTGGCGAGGTCATTGTGTACACATCCGAGAACGATGAGGACACAAGCCGATTTGACCAGTTCGTACGGGATCACGCAGATAATATACATATTGTAATTGGTCGTCCTGAGTATGACGGGACATGGCTGGGTGATAAGTACTACCCGCTATGGAATGACGAGCAAGATCTGGAGCGCCTGACATGGCTGTGCCAGAAGTACGGTCGTGCTGCGATCAGCGACAAGGCGGTCACAGGACGCAATGTGGGGCGCATAGCGTCCATACAACAGCGCTGGAGTGCCAAGTTAGTCGGCATTACATCTAAGCCCGATCTGATTGAGCGCATCCCATGGGACACCGTAATCGTGGGATCATGGACGAGCGCTATCCGTTACGGCGAGACACAGGTGTGGGACGGTCACGGCTTGCGCCGATACCCAGCACAACAGAAAGAGTCTTCACGAAAGAAGCACCGAGCGGACATCATCCGACTCGGTATTGACTTTGATGCTGTAATGGATGACAACGTATCCGCAATCGGTACCCTCGCTATCGCTTCATGGCGCCAGTGGGAGACCCATACTTTTGGGGGCTATGACCCTATGAATGACGATGACGAGCAAGAGATCAGTAGTACTGAAGATGGGTCAATAATTGCTATTGACCCTAAACCACATACCCCCACTTTAGCGGTTTCAGGGGGGTCATCTATTGCTATCAACGTACCAAACAAGCGGCACGAGAGTGACCGTGTATTGCTACCAGTAATGGGTATGGAAACAATCACCTCCTTTGGCTCGCAAACCGTTGATAATCAAGGGGAATCAATAGAAATTGACCCTGAAAAAGTGAACGTAATTCGTTACAATGCGAACCCTTTACGCCAATGCAATAATTGCTATTTGAGCAGTAGATGTCCTTCATTTAAAGAAAACACAGAATGTGCATTTAACTTGCCGATTGAGATCCGCACAAAGGATCAATTACAGGCGGCGATGCGTGCCCTGTTAGAGATGCAAGTAGGTCGTGTGATGTTCGCTCGCTTTGCTGAAGAACTAGAAGGTCAAGGTCTTGACCCAGCGTTGTCCAACGAAATGGATCGCTTGTTCAACTTGATTGACCGCTTCAAGAACATCTCAGACACCCGTGACACCATCCGTTTAGAGATGGAAGCACGAGGATCCAGCGGAGTTTTATCTAGATTATTTGGAGCCAAGGCTGGAGAATCCAATCGCATGCTAGAAGGTGGCGGAATGGGACCAAATGCGACCAATTCCATGTACTCAGATATCTTGGATCTATCCGAAGATAATTGACAGAACCGCTCACGCACCTCTATAATTCCCGCAACCCAACAGCGAGGTGCACCATGACTAGTAATCCCACCAACCGTACCAACATCTTGGCGGAAGCCGATCACCTAGTAAATGGTGTCCGAGACGCCGACTACGGCGATCCAATTGATGACTTTGCCACCACAGGAGACTTGTGGAGCACTTACCTTCGGCGCATTATTGACCGCCGTCAAGAAGTGCAGATCAAACCACATGACGTGGCTGTCATGATGATGCTTCTCAAGATCGCCCGACTCTCATGGACTCCTGAAAAGCGTGACCACTGGACTGACGCTATTGGTTATGGCGCCTGCGGTTGGGATTGCGAAGTGCAGGAAGAGGGTCTTCAATGATGTACAACAACCACGACTATTACAATGAGTGGATGTCAAATAAAGACCCACGCTACATATACAACCCCAGTGAGCCAAACCATTGGACGATGCAACAGGAGTTAGAGCGTGAGCGCAAGCGCATGTCTTATGCCCTCAGCATGATTCCACAGATTGTAAAGCAAGAAACAACACCTACATTGGAAGAGTTCTCGGCTCAGGCTGAGTTGTCCATGGCAGAGATTTTGCTAGATAACTGGGACAACATCCTTCAATTGGCTGTAGAAAACAAACGCCTGTCAGGTGAGGTTGTTGCCCTTCTCGGACAGATTGAAAAGATGAATGAGCAAGTAGAGCGCATGAGTACAGCGATATACACCGCTATTGAAAACACCATTCGTCCGATTCGTGACAAGCGCATCCACGATGAAGTTCCAACGGAAGAGTTTTAATTGCCACAGTTCGCAGAGGACTGGCGTGTTGATGCCCTTTGCAAAGACCGAGCCATTGACCTTTGGTATCCGCCATTAGACACTGACGTACCAGATAATTACTACATAATTTCTAAAGCAGTATGTCGTCAATGTCCTGTGTGGAAAGAATGTTTAGACGATGGAGTGGAAGAGAAGTGGGGAATGTGGGGCGGTCTCACACCACAAGAACGAACAGCGCTCACTGTAGAGCATCCTAAAGCAAGCATCATGCGTCAACATGGCACATGGGTGCGTTACAGACAAGGTTGTCGCTGTAATGAGTGTGCGGAAGCAGAGTCAGCAGAGATTAATAAAATAAATATTGAAGAGATTCCCAAGATGGGTGACAAAGAGATTGATTTAGAGATGCTTAAGTTTAGGTTGATTCAGCCTTAACACCTGTAAACTAGAAGGGTAACGCCCATAGAGTTCTTCACAGAATCCTGTGGGCGTTTTGCTTTATCCGCCTATCAAGGAGAAGAATATTGTTAGATCGCACGCTAGTAGTAGCGGGGACAGTCCTGTACTCAATAATGACATTGGTACTTGGGATCTCCTCACAATCACCAACGCCCGAAGTAACAACAGTTCAGTTAACCCCTCTAGTGCAATCGGTATCACTTGAGGTAGTAAATGCAAAGGAATTGGCACCCGAAGCCATGGCAGTGCCTAAAGGAATACCGAAAGATAAGACAAAGAGATGCCCACAATGGGAAGCCAAGTTCCGTGAGTATGGCTTGCCAGTAGTTGCATTCTCGTACATCTCGTACAGAGAAAGTCGGTGCAACGTAAATGCTTGGAACCGCACTCTAAACAAAAACGGCTCACAAGACCTTGGACTCGTACAGATTAATTCCTCATGGAAAACGGTCACGAGGAACATCTGCGGGACAGAAATAAAAGGATTATTCAATGTGGATTGCAACTTGTCGGTAGCGAAGTATCTGTATGACAACGGAGGACTTGGTCACTGGAGGTTGTAGCAACAACGTACACAACAAGGTAGGATGTAAACATGACAAACCAACTACAACCCGAACACTTAGCAGGCACTAGCGAGATCGCTGTAATTCTTGGAGTAACCAAACAGCGCATCCATGCACTGCGTAAGCAGAAGAAGTTTCCACAACCAATCGCAAACTTGGCATCAACACCAATTTGGGATAAGCGTGACATTCAGGCATTCCTTGCTGAGTGGCGTCCATGGAAGGTGGCACAACAATGAGCGACAAGCGACACTACGAATGCCCACAATGTGGGAAGGTGCTCACCGTGTATGTCAAGCCATCGGTACCACCAACATGCACTAACCCTGACAAACACAGCAGTATCACTATTGAAATGGTGGAGAAGAAGTGAGGGTTGGGTTTGCTAGCGGAGACTACCTGCCAGCATTGAAATCCAAAGATGGATTAGAGCATTGGGGTGGCTCGGGATGGGCACGCTTTGGTCAGTACGTTGAATGGTTAGAGCACTTGGAGAAAGAAGTGTTTACAGGCGTGCTGACATGGAAGGACAATCGCTTCCTCATTCGTGACCAGTACGAAGAACTACAGGAAGTTGACATGATTATCATGCAACGCCTCATGCACGATTCGCTTGCCGATCACATCTATAAGGCTCGTTCCGTTGGTCAGATAGTAGTGAATGACCTAGACGATTGGTACTGGGGTCTTGACCCAGCCAATGACGCATTCAGTTCATCGCACCCAAAGACAAACCCAAGAGAGAACCGAGACCATTACAAGAAGGTGATTGCTTCCAGCAATATGGTCACAGTGTCTACGCAGTACCTCGCTGATCGCATTAAGTCCTTTGTGCATTGTCCGATCATCGTGCTGGAAAACACCGTAGACATCGCACGATTTACTCCGCATGTGCACACCGATAGTTCTGTTCCTGTAGTTGGGTGGGTGGGAGCCACGAGCCATCGCTCCAGTGACTTAGAGATCATGAAGGGGGTTATCAACCCTTTGCTTGCTAATAACGATATTAAGTTTCAACACAGTGGTCACTATTCACATGCAGTATCTGTTGCCAGCAAACTTGGACTTCACGAAGATCAAGTAAGTGTTTTAGACGCTGTAGACGCTAGGGATTACCCATCTCTTTTGACCATGGACGTGGGCATCGCACCATTGCGTGACACACCATTCAACCATGCCAAGAGCGACATCAAGTTGCTGGAGTACTCAGCCTCGGGCATTCCATGGATTGGTTCATCGCTATCAGCGTATGAGGGCTTGCGTAAGAGTTGGGGGATTGGTCGTACTGCGAGTAAACCATCGCAGTGGCTCAAACATCTGAAGGATCTTCGGGATCCAGTCAGGCGAGCAGACGAGGGAGAGGCTTTACTAGAAGCGGTGCGCTCACGAGACATCAGCCTCGGAGCACACCGCCTCAGTTCACTTGTTGACAGTCTTATTTAACTTTCGTTCTGCTCGTTTAATACGCTGACGAAGTACTTGACGGTCTGTATGTGTGAGGTCATCCATTTCATAACCAGCCCATATGCCATCCCTGAAGTCATTCAAGACGGCGTAGCGCAGGCATTCATACTGAACAGGACACACTTTACAAATACGCTGTGCCCGCTTCCTACGGCTGTTAACAATTCTTCCTTTGATGGATGAGTTGTTAATGCCTTTCGGCTTGCTGGCAAACCACAGTGATCCGTCTTCATCTTTGCACTTGGCTTGCGATCTCCATTCCGCCATCACTTCGGGGAATGGTAAGGCTGTGTATTCGGTGTCCCGAGCATAGGTGGGGGATTGCTCCCCCACCAGCGCTTCGGTCATACGAGTACCACATCATTCATGATGCGAAGCACCTGACGGTCAAACTCATCGGTCTTGCCGTTGAGTGCATTCATTGCGTTGCGCTCTACACGGGACTCGTCCTTGCCACTGAAGTGGTGAGTCCATGTGTTGAATGCCTGTAACACTCCGAGTTGTGTACCAACCCATGGAGCACAGCGTGGGTCATTCTTGTAGAGGTGACGGATCAACTCCTGCTTGTTCTGAGCACGGCTCACGGCTTGAGGGCGAGCCTCTTCACCGACACCAACTGGTACCAAGCGGTCAACGATGGCGTCCCACTCAGACTGGGTGACTGTCAATGATGACAAGCGCTCAATCTCAAGGCTGACTTCGTCTGCCATGGTGTGGATGATTCCGAGAGCATCACGAATGTCTTGGATGCGTCCGTTGCTGAACTTGCTGTGACGGGTCTTGAACTCTGATCCGCTCTCACCAAGTGCTCCAGCAAGTGTGTTGTCACACACCACGGCGGTGACTGTGCGCTTGAAGGTGGTGGCAAGTGTGCCGTTGTGGCTCGTGGTTCCGAGTAGGTGTGGACGGAACTCAAATCCCGCCTTGGTCTGAACTGTCTCAGGCATCTCAATGCTGACCCAAGCAACTCCACCGTTGCGGAGCAAGCCCGCAGATCCGATCTGCAAGTTGCTGTCATCAATGATGTTGCTGATGGTTCCGATCAACCACTCGTTGTACTGGTGTATCTGATACGAGTCCTTGAAGAGACCGAGAGTCTCATAAGTGTCGTTACGAACAATTGCCTTGCGGTCACTCTGCTCAATGTAACGATTGACTCCAGCGTTGTCAGGAACTTGAACGAACACTGGGGCTTCAACAGCCTGCCAGTTGAACAAACGCCTACGCACATCTTCAACAGGGATCGCCTGCTCATAATGGTTTGGCTCGGTTCCTTGTTCAGTTGCCTTGTAGTGCCATGCGTTTCCACGCTTGGATGTAAAGCCCACCAGAACATTCTGGTTGAGCCACTGGCTGGTTTCTCTTGACATGATATTTCTCCTTGTTGTTTGACTTATTTGATTTGTTGTACCACTGAGATAAAACTACCTCCGTGGATTGGGAATTGCAACTTCTATTTCTATTTTGTGGGGAGGTCAATGACCTGCCCGTTTTGGATGGTTGACCCGTAGGTGTCTACGAGGTCATCTACGGCTGATCGGATATTGCCTGAGCAGTTGCTCTGAGCGATCTCCCACAGGCTCTCCCCGTATGTCACGATGTGTTGCTTTGTGTTGCAGACATACAAGTCCATGCGTTGTGCATAGTCTCGGAACAAGAACACTACAAACGCTGACACAAGGACTGCGAGGTATACGAAGAACCCCGTAGTCACTCTGCGATTGAACTCTGTGTAGTCCCTCATGACAGCGCTCCGTAGAGTGCATCAAAGTCTCCGTTGATCCACTCCTTGAGCCTGTTTGGTTCAGGTGTGAGCACCGAGATGCCCATGCTGAACACATTGCTCGTTGGGTCAGCCACGATGGCTACAGGGACTGGTGGTACCAGTTCACCTGTCATTAGTGACTCAGCCCATTCATTGAATGTCTGCTTGCGTTGAGCGATTGGGTCACCCCAGCCACCCGTAGTCCAACCGTCCATGACCTGTGTCCAGCCTTCAATCGTGGTGTTGAAGTAACCACGCCATGCACTGGAGTGCACATACTCACGGTTGACCGTGATGTTGGTACGAAACATGTCATCGCCGTACTCGTCCATGCGTACATGATCTCCGATGTAATACTTGAGTACTGCACCATCGTCAATGACATGGAGAGTTGAAGCGTGGTTCTGATCTGACTCGTAGCAACCCCAGCAGAGGTATTCCTCCTTGACGGTGCTCCAGCCGTAGTCACCTTCGGTGTCCACGATCTCCTCGCACTCACAGCACTTGTTCTCTGTGTCTTCGCTCATTAGAAACCCCATTCCTCTTCGCTGATGTCAATGAATGATTCAAGGTGGTGTGCGTCTACAACTGCCCACGCTGGAGCAACTGGCTGACCTCGCCACAAGATCCCATCGGGAAGCGAGACATTGCTGTCGTGCTCACCTTCGGTGACTAACTGAATTGCAATAACACATGGATCAACCATGTTCAGTGGTACTGCTGGATAGTGATTGCTTTGCAGGTGCCATGCGAGCGCCTGACGCAGTTCAATCATTCCGTCTTCCACGGCTTCCGCCATGCCTAGTGCATTAATTGTTCCCATGTTGTGCCCTCCTAAAGGCTCTTTGTTTCAATGTTGTTTGCTCTTCGGTACTCATCGCTAACCATTGCGTAGAACCCTTTAAGTTCTGCCACAGTGGCTTCACTGCTGTCTATCTCGTTGTACAGCCCTTCTTCAAGGGCGTACTTGTCAATCTGCTCGGCTTCCATCTCTGTAACACCGAGAAGCATGACGATCTGTGTGACCCAGCCCTTACTCATACTGCATCTCCCAGCCATACACGGTCTTCATCGTCACGACATACAGTGACGCCGTCCAGTGTCTCCACTTCCTCCACAACCCAGTCAAGTGTTGCTTGACCTGATTGCAATTGATCAATCAATGCTGTGACCACAGCGTTGTAACTGAGGTCTCCCTCGTATAACGCCAATGGATCCTTTGCACTGACCTCTTCTAGATACACGCCCGTTTGGAGCGAGATACTTACATTCCATTTTTTCATGATGACCTCCTCAGATCATTGTTGTTGATAGGTGTTACAGGGTTGCTTCTTACTAAAAGATGTCCACTTCAAGGATCTTGTTGAGCGGGATGTCAATCTCACGCTCAACACCAGTGTCAAAGTGTGGGCTGTCTTCAGTCCACAATGTCAACTCGGTGTCGCTGATATTTGAAACGATTCCTGTGTATTCAAAGGTCTCGTTCTGATAGATCTGCACAAGAATTTCTACCTCGTCTCCTGCTTTCACATTGATTGTTTTCATTTGTTGCCTCCTTCAAGGTCTAACACTGTTTGGTAATAATCATCATTGGCACTTACTTGAATTTCATACTTGGTGTTGAAGTCATCCTTCCATGGCACCGCAGTTACGAAGTAACCGATGCGATTTACGAGATGGCGTCCAGCAAGAATGTATGTGCCCTCTTCGCCATCCACATATGTCCATGTGTGGTTGAGTGGTCGGGCATACACATAATCAACTTCGGCACCGTATGTTTCAAACATGATGCCGTTGGCGTCATCGGTTGCCCATGATGCATCTGCATCTAGGTGATTGACAAAGGGTTCGTATTGCTCTTCCCATTGCTCAACGGTCATCGTGATTACTGGCTCTAACATAAGACCTCCTCAGGTCATAGGGATTAATTAATTTATCGGGCACTGAGTGCCCTCACAACCCACAAATATGATTTATGGGCTGTGAGGACACCACGAGCCGTAGCCCGTGATGCTCCCGATCAAGCGACATCCTCCCACCATGCTTGTGGCATGTAGAAGTACTCGGCGTCATGCCAACCGAACGAGTGACCATCGTCAGCGATCACCTTGTTCAGCCATTCCGTGGCTACCTCTTCTTGGTACCACGAGTCCTCAATGTCTGTGGGCTGTTGCCCATCCCATCCGAGTTCTCGTGCGATCCTGCACGCTTCCATGGCGCTGTAGACGCCGTGTGTGCCGTCTACATAACAACCTGTCAGTAGCCAACTCTTTGTACCGATCATTGTGCTTCCTCCTTGAATACTGGCTCGTCCATGTCAGCGAGCACGAGTGGAACGCTGTAGTCAATGTCATACGACAAGACATTGAAGTCTTCGCCGTTGTTGCCTACGAGCGACTTGAGTTCTTCTTCTCCGCCTTCGCAGTAAAAGAAAACCTCATCGTCTTTGTTGCCCAGTGAGTCAAACTCACCGCCCCACTCGTTCTCATTCCATGTGCCAAACGAGAAATACACCTCGCTTTCATCTTGCGTGTCCTTCCATTGAATGATTGCCCACGCACCTATTGGTGTTCCGATTGTCATTAGAACTCTCCTTGTTCTGTAATTGAATACCAAAGAAAATCCCACATTTGACTGTTGATGGTTGCATAACCATCCGCAGAAGTAAAATCGGCAACTGCCCTTAGCCATCCCTCTGAGTCTGCCGACAATGTTTCATCATGTTCGTCAGTAAACAGATTTGCTTCCCACCAAGAGATACATATCTCTTCGTCAGGATTGATCTCACTCAATAATTTAATTGCATGGCTTACTTTCATTGTGCCTCCTCAGGCTTTGTTTACTTATAGTGAACGGGTGTTCACAGTCCCTAGTTGCGATTGAACGCCACGCCTAAAGCGCTAGGGGAACTCTCTAGAAACCGTTCTTAGAACAGATCTCTCCGAGAGCATTTTGAATCTTCTGCTGTACAGCGACATATTGCTCCACAGTTCCCCATGGATAAATGCCATCGTCACCAAGTCGGTTGTAGATGGCTTCCATGCCCTCTTCAACTAACTGGTACAGGATGTCCAGTTCGGATCCACGGCGATCAATGCCTCCGCTGAGATTTACATTTAAGTTGTACATGGTGCCTCCTCTAGGCGTTGTTTGAACATCGGGTGATGTTCTGACGGTACACCAGCGGTGTGCCGATGTACTGTCAGAACACCACGGGCTTGCGCCCGTGATGCACTGTGATGGTTCCCGTGAGGACAAGAACACATCGTCTGTCGCTACGGGCGCCGACCATGAGGCGCCGAGCGCCCACGATCAACCTCCGTTGCCGATGATGCCTTCAATGAGCGATTGAGTGATGCTTGTCGCACCCTCGGCGCCCATGTCCTCACCGTGCCCCGTCAAGACAGCCGAAACTGTCTCGTGTTTGGCATTCAGTAGCGCCCACATGCGATCGTCCACTGTTGGGATCTCGCTTGTGTTGTCTACAGCCAGTAGCCACCATGCGACCACAGCGTTGTCTTGACCGATGCGATGCGCACGGTCTTCGGCTTGCACTGCGGAGGCTGGCTCCCATGGCAATTCAGCGAACACGACATGCGATGATGCGGTCAATGTGAGACCAACACCAGCGGATTGAAATTGTCCGATGAACACCTTGGCGCTACCAGTTTGGAATGCGTCAACTGCTTCCTGCTTCTGTGTATCGCTGAGTCCGCCAGCCACCTTGACTACGCCATGCTCATGCAGAGCACTGCTTAGTTGTGCGATGACTTCTTTGTGATGTGCGAACACGATGACCTTCTCGCCTTGTGCGACAAGTTCTTCTACATGCTCCACCACATACGGGATCTTTGCGATACCGAGCAACCTGCGCAATGCATTCAGGCGTGTGATCACTTCAGCCTTAGAGGCTCTCTGCCATGCTTCAACACCGCCGTTGGCGATAACGAAGTCACGGAAGTTCTCTTCAGCAGAGCGATATGCCACGAGATCGGTGTTGCTGATCTCGGTAGCAACCTGAGCACGGCGCTTGGCAGGTAGTTCCTTCAACACATCTGACTTGTTACGCCTCACATAGCAGGTGCCACGCAATTTGTCGTTCAACTCAGTGGTGTTGGTTGCTCCGTTGTACACATAACCCCAACCATTGTGGATCGGGTCACAGTAACGAAACAGGAACGCTGACTTACCACCGAACACTCGGTCAAGTCTGCCAATGATTGACAGTGGCGAGACCAATTCGTTCGGACGGTTCACGATGATCGTTCCGCTCAAGAGCGTCACATAACCCTCAGTCGGGATTGACTTAGCGATATGTGCGATGCCCTTGGTGCGTCCTGACTTTGCATTCTTCGCACGATGCGCCTCGTCCACGATCAGTGCGCCGAACTTGGCATTGACAAGCCTCACTGACCAAGTGTCAATGATGCTGTCACCAATAATGAGCACATCTGCTTTGGGAAGAGCCGTCACTTTGTTGCCCGACACAATGGCTGTTGTCAGCCACGGTGCGAACAGTGCGAAGGAGCGTTGCCAGTTGATGCGGAGCGATGGTGGCACTACAACGAGGACTTTGTGTCCCTCCTTGTGTGCGTGCACTGCTACTGCGATGCCTTGTGGAGTCTTACCCAGCCCCATCTCATCTCCGATGATGGCACGGCGTTGCTTGAGAGCATACGCCACACCAGCACGCTGGAATGGGAAGAGAGGCTGGGCGAGGTCTACAGCGACTTCGCCATCGTGAGCACTACTTAACGCATGGAGCGCAGGGTCAGCCGTGATGGCTGGCGCTACACGCTCAACACGACTAAGCAATGCGCTTAGTTCTCCTAGTTGTGTATTCATGGTCATATATTTACCTCCTCAGGTAAGTGTTATGGACTTGCGTCCTCACAACACATGAGCGTACCCATGTGCTGTGAGCACGCCATGGCTCACGCCATGACGCCCTCGGGCTAGATGCCCAACCTGCTTGCGCAGTCATTGCCGATGCCACGCTTGCGTGTGACTTCGTCAGTTAAGTGCCGTCCGCACACACCACACCGTCCGATCTCTTGACCGTACAGTGCTCGTGCCTGCACACGCTGTTCATCAGTGAGTGTTACGAGACGCTTCACAGCGTTCACGCCACGCTCACCAGTGAGTCGCTCGTCATCGTGACCACCCACAACTAAGTAGATGGAGCGGTGACCCTTGAACTGAGGGTTATGAAAACCCTTATTTGTCTTCACCGCATAGAACACGAGATCGTTCGTGCCCGTTGACCTCATTGCATAGAAGCCATCAGGCAATGTCCCGAACAATTCATTGCTCACACGCTCAGGCTGTACGGCAGGCTCTGTTGAGCACTGTCCGAGAGCGTGGTATGTCTGCCACTTGCTGTTGATCAGTAACGCATGACCAGCACCGACAGGCACAGGATGCCCGCACAATGTGCACGGGTTCGCATACTTGTTGACGATGTTGCGCTCTGCCTTCGGCAAGTGATCGGTGCCCACACGCTTGATCTCAATCTTCTTGATTGCATCAATGACGGTGGACGCTGACTTATTTGACAACTCATTCACCTTCTGATCAATGATGTACTGATCAACGCCAGCCTCATCAAGACCGAGTGTTGAAGCACGCTCAAGAAGCATTGTGCGAATGAACGCTTGCTGTTTTGGTGTTATTGCACCCATGGTAAGAACCTCCTCTGATTCTGTTTTGTTTTTCTAACTATGGACTTGCGTCCTCGGAATGCACCGATGGGGGATCAGTGCACTCCGAGCACGCCATGGCTCACGCCATGACTGCCCATTGCTCATTACTCACACTTTGGAGAGTTGTGAAGTGACATCTGCAATTGCTTGCCACAACACTGTGTCCATGTTCACCTCATCACTGATGAAGAGAGTGATCGTGGTCTCCAATTTTGCGTAACCGAATGACTCCTTGTCGTAGTCAACCCACTGGGGACGGCTGAAGGCTAAGTCCTCGTACTGAATCACGAGATCAATTGTGTTGAGTCGTGAGTCATCGGATCGCTCAATCCGTAGCCCAGTTACTTTGTGAATACTTGCATCCATGGTGCCTCCTCTAGGCGTTAATTGAACGGGCAATTGTATGCCCTCACAATGCACCGACACAACGCCGATGCACTGTGAGGGCACCACGGCTTACGCCGTGATGCTCCCGACTATCACTTACGACTAGTTGTCGCTGTCTTCGTCCTCCTCCACATAGCCTGCTGGCATTGTGATGGATGGGAAGTAGACAACTGTCTCGTCACGACCCATGCTGTCGGTGCGCACTTCACGAAGAAGTTTCCTCGTCAATGCATTACCGTCATTGCCCAAATCAGCGAGTGCCGATCCGAGGATCATGAATGCTGATGCCACATCAGGTGTCACAATGCCAAGGCATTGAGCGCCGTACATTGCACGACCCGAGTACTCCATTACGGAACCCGCCTCGTACATGTCCAGTGTGTCAGTGATCTGTTCTAGATCCCAGTCTGTCAGTTGATAACTCATGGTTTGCCTCCTCTAGGCATTTGGTTCAGCATCGGATGATGCTGTCATGACTCACCAACTTGCGCTGATGAGCCATGACAGCACCACGAGTTCACACTCGTGATGTGTCGGTCAGTCTCCACTGACCTGATTGAAGTTGGAAACGCTCGTACAAGGTATGCAGGAGTGACGCATGCTGTACCGAGATGTGATCTCGGACGATGTTCACGAACGCATTACGCCAACACTCATTGTGACCACGCTCGCCACACACGATGTGAGCGAGTTCGTGAGCCAGTACCAGTGCTGTCGTGCTGGAGCCACTGATGCCGATGACATTGCCTTCGGCACTAGCGACACCTGCCCACTTGGTGGATCGGATGCGATCAACCATCGGCGTGTCCCAGCCTTCGGTCTCACACACACGATCCAGCCAAGCGAATGCGTTCTTGGTAGCGATCACTTGCGATGGCAAGTGACGCTCCACCACATTCTCAATCGCATACACCGTGGCTTGATGTTCGGGCATTTTGGGAGAGCGCTTTGCAACGCCCTCCCGCACTACCTCCATGTATGCATGGATGCTCATCGTCCGAGCGCTCCAGCGACACCGTTACCGATGCCACCAGTGTTGAACGAACGACCAGCAGAACGACCAGCGTTGTAACCGTTACCCGATGAGTACCTGTAGTACCCACTGGACTTGAGTTTGACTTTTGAACGCATCTCAGCGTCTGCACGCTTGAACTTGTCAGCGAGCACTAACCCAGTGCCCACACCTTGCTCTGCGATCACTTCGTTCTTGGACTTGCGCAACACCTCACGCACTCCCGAGGAGAATCCGAGCCACCACGCATTGCGGAATGACCGATCACCCTTTGGGATCACACGAGAAGCGAGCAAGTCTGCCGATGCGAACAGTGTCTTGACAGCGAAGATGTCACCAGCAGTGCCGTACACCACCAACACCAACGACTTCTTGCCATCCGCCCACGATTTGGAGCGGTAGTTGGCAACAGAGTTGGCACTAGCGATTGCACCAGCAAGACCGAGACGGCGAAGTTGCCATTGACCACTGATTGGGATCTGATCGGTAACGATGTTCTCGTCACGATCTTGAGCCTTGGCGAATGCGGACTCTTCAAGACCGTGCTTCATCATGAGCCGTTGTGCCATGGCGAGAGCCGTCTCGGCTTCCGCTTGTGGCGTGTTCGGATGATTGGCACGATCAAGGATTGCCTGCACCTTGTCGTAGATTGCTTCTGTATTCATGGCTATACCTCCTCTAGGTATTTGTATTCACGACATTCGCATGTCGCTAGTCCCGTGTTGCGATTGAACGCCACACCTAAAGTGCACGGGGGAGTCGCTCACCTCACGCTGATCGTACGAAACCGATCTGCGGGTTGATCTTCTCATTGAGTGTTTTCAGTGTCTGAAGACTGAGTCGGCTGAGTTCATCACTCAGTTCGTCCCATTCTCTGTCGGTGACCTTCGGGCTACTGATCTTGCGAACGATTGCCTTCACTTGATCCGACTTCGCAGTTTCTTCATCTTTGCTGGCTTGCCAGTCAGTCTTCATTTGACGGTCTTCATTGGCGATCCACTGTTGAAGTGTCTCACCAGTGCCGAAGTCAAACTGACTCTGAATGTCTCGTGGCTTGATCCAGTGACTCTTCTCCAAGGTGTACGAAGGCACACGCTCTTCTCGGTACTTGTCGGCTTGTATGCCGTGCTTGTAAACCGAGCCGAGCACATTGAAGTACACCGAAGTGCGTGTACCCGTCTGCCTGTAGTTGTCATACACAGGCACCTCACGCTCCACCACTTCAACGATTGTGGCGTAGTAAGTGCGGTGCCGTTGACTGACAAGAAACACTGCATTTGGATCCTTGGCAAGAATCTGCTTGATGTCTGATGTTTTCATGGTGAATACCTCCCTCAAGGTATTTGTAGTGAGCGGTTGCTCACAGTCCCCAGTGCTCATTGAAGAGCCACGACCTAGTCGCTGGGGGAAACACTCACTCACTCGGCGTGAAGTCATCCTCAAGGTAAGCCAGTGACTCGTACTTGGCGAATGCTTCGCCCAGTTGACCGATCCAGTTGGTCTGTGACTTGAAGATGTGATGTGCCTGATGAAACAGCCCTAGATTGCTCACGGCGCCGTCCATGTCTGAGAATCCATCGTTGAGCCGTTTGACCAGCCCCACGATGATGTCCTCCTGTGCACGCCGTCTCGTGGCGATGTAGTTCTGCACTGCATCTGTAGTGGTATCCATGGTGCCTCCTCTAGGCAGTTGTAACTGGCGTGTGCCAGTAGTCCCCAGTCCCGATTGAACGGGCACGCCCTAGGCGCTGGGGGAATGATCAGCCGTATGTGACCTCACCGAGCAGGATGAACTGCACGATGGTGTCAGACACGATGCAGTCATTGTCGGACTCAAATTCGTCAATGGCGTCCTCACCGAAGAGGTAGCACCCTGCTAGGGCACTCACTCGCTTGATTGACAATTGACCGTAGTCAGGAACGCTGTCCTGATTGAACTCACCCGTGCCGATCTTCTCAATGAAGTCAGCAATGATGGACTCATTGATCACGAGTGGCTTGCCGAAGCGGTAGAACCCGCCCCAACCACCAAAGCCATCGTCATCGGTCAACTTTGCCAACTCGGCTTCGTCTTCCACCAACTCGCACGCTTCGGTGTCGTACACGGTGACTGATGCGTAGTGCTCGTTGCCGTGCAATTCGCCTTCGCCCTTCTCCGTGCCCCACTTGTAGGTGCCGTTGGAAACTGCCCAAGAAGCCATTCCGCAAGATCCGCCTTCGTAGGCAGTGCTCAGGATGCTGGCTCCGAGATTGAGTAGTTGCTGTCGTGTTGCTTTCATGGTGTGTCTCCCTCAAGACTGCATTGGCAGTGTGCCAATGGAGCGCTGTGCGCTCAATCAGGGCTGAAGCAGGGGGAATGCCTCCAGCCCTCATTGAGCGCCACGAGCCAGCCGAAGCCAGCCCGTGACGCTGAGGAATTTTGAACCATGTTTGATTCTGAGGGCAGGAACGCAAAATGCGCAGGGCGAAGCCTGCGTGCCGTACCTGCCACTTGTCAAGGAACCGAGGCGGGGGACGCATCCCCCTCCACCCCAATTCAATCATGGATTGAGTACATCTGTCAACCCCCAATTAAACAATTCTTCTGAATTCTTCTGAGCCATGCCCCGTATGGGCTGGAGCCTCGGGACGGCGGGGACAGGGCTGGAATTGGGCGCCCCCAACGACCAGCCATCCATCGGATGGAGGAGGAGATAGAGGGAGGCATGGAGGAGATGCAGGTGCGAATCGGCAGAGAATTCAATTAATCAATGAATACCGCAGGATGGCAGGAGAGGTGCCTAGGAGGCTCTGTGGTGCGTGCAGGTGCCGATATGGAGCGATGGTGCAGTGGATAGCAATTGGGGCGCTGTGGCGAGTACTTCGTAACCTACCCATACCCCGCAAACCCTTACCCAGCAAGGCTCATAGCCCCATTCGTAGACGCACAACAGCCTCTCTGAGGGTACTTTGTACCACTGCCCGCCTTGACCCCTTACATCCCTCCCTCCTCCTCTGAGAACGCATTGTGGTGCGTCTCGTGCCAATTGCGAGTTGTCAAGGGTTTGTGACGAATGTCACACGATTGGAACAATCCATGTGACGATGGTCACACTGTGACGAACGACACACAAACGGGTGTTCGCCCCCAATGTTCCACAGAGATGTTCCACAGTATCCACAGGCTGTACACAGGGGTACCTGTGGATAACCCAGCAGAGCCATACAGGGCATGGAGCGGGCTGTGGATAACCCCCCATGGTTAAGTGAGGGGGCAAGCGGAGGCGGGGGGTAGACAACAGGCCCCACCCAATGCTCCACGGCTCAATAGCCCCATCCAAAAATCCGACCGACCACCCAACTCGCCCAAATAGCCCTATACTTGAAATATGCCTGAGTACACCTTTCAGTACGGCCCGTCTGACGAAGATGTGCCACATGAAGTCATTGCGAAAGAGGATAACAAAGTTGTAGGTCGTTTATCGTGGCACCCACAGATTGAAAATGTCTTTGTTGAAGAAAACCACCGTAGGAAAGGTATCGCTACAGGAATGTACCGTCATGCCCAGCACATTTCTACCCAATTTGACGATGTAGCACCGCCCCAACATAATCCAATTCGCACTGTAGAAGGCGACGCTTGGGCTAAATCTACGGGTGACCCACTTCCTCCACGTATTACCCCACGTAAGTAACCATCTATACTAGATAAATGGCACGAGGCAAAAACGAAGCACATAATCTTAACCGTAAAGTTGGTCGGGGTCACCCACTCCTTGCAGAGTTAAAAGAACAGCGTAAAGCGTCAGGGTTCACACCTAACACTTCATCACTCTATGACAGGGATCTAGAGGAGAGGTTGAGACAGCGCCCTCGTGCGGCTGACAACGACTGATGTCGCTAAACCCTGAACAATTTTCGGTGAAGCATCCTTATCCACGGCTCAGAGAGTCGTATGCACGGAACTGGGCAACACGGTATGCAGGGATGTTGACAGGTGAAGGCACTCCTACACACCCTGTAGAACTGTTGCAGGATGGTCGTGATCAAGCCATAGGCATGGTTGACATGCATATGTCTTCAGATGACGGTTTTGGTAAAAGTCAACTCATCAGGGGCGGCTTTACTAACCGCAGGAATACTCAAAAAACGTATTCCTCATGGTTTAATTAACATCTATACTAGATAAATGCCAGCACAAGAGCACCTCAGTGGTCAACTGTCCATGTTTCTCCCTGCACGGGAGATTATGAAATACCCCGCAGGAGATGAAGAAACCTCTAGTTCAGGTTACCTTCCTATGACTGAGTCTCCTAATGTCCGTGCTAGGAAATTGCGAGAATCTAAAGAGGGACACCCTTATGGGGGGTACAAAGACAGTCTCTACGACAGTATTAAAAAAGAAGGGGTTAAAATCCCTGTACACCTGCGGCTCCACTCAGCCCAACGTGGTGGCGGTACACAAATATGGGATGGTCAACACCGACTCGTAGCGGCACATGACATCAACCCAGATACCGAAATACCTGTAACATATTCTGTAACCCATCCGAGGGATCACTAATGGCAGCATATGAGAGCCTTAGCCACCAGTTCATAGACAAGCGTGGTAAAGAGCACACGATCCGTACGAACCCGTTTGGGGACGTGGAGGCACGCAGTGGCAAGACCACGACTGGTCGTTTAGGCGTGATGCTCGGTTTTAATTCTGGACAAGAGCGTGAGCACGTGGTGTTCGGTATTGCTACGAACAAACGGTATCAAAACAGAGGTGTAGCCACAGCCATGTTCAACGCCGCCGAGTCACACTATGGTCCAATTGATATTGGTCCGACCTCATCGGATGAAGGTGAAAACTGGAAAAAGAAGATGGGTCAATAAATGCCCGCTCACGAGCACATCAACCAGGAACAGTTGCGTGGAATGTTTGCTAACGACTTCTATGACCATTTTGAAGAAAACAACTACACTGTTGGTAATTTAGATGCGGATAACGTCTTTCACCCAGACGACGACTATGACTACCACGAACTACACGCTTCCATCAAAAAAGAGGGTATAAAGACACCGTTAAACGTATCCCTCAGAAACAACATGCTCTATGATGGTCACCACAGGGCGGTCATTGCCCGTGACCTAGGTATAGACAAGATACCTATCAGAGATGTGGATAAGGGTAAGTAATGCCTCGCCTAGACGGACAGCAATTCAATGACTATGTGTGGGTAGACGGTGAACCTGTCGCCCGTGAAGAGATCCACAAGGCCGCTGGCTTTACTAAGCGTGACCCTGAGTACCTGCTAGAGAAGAATAAGCAGAAACAGGAACGGAAGACTAAGTAATGGCAGCACATGAATCCATTAATTGGGACCAGCACTACGGTAAAGCGTTCCGTATTGCTAAAGCCCCACGTGACGCAGTGAATGGTCCTGGAGACGATGCATGGTCTATTGTGACCCCAGAGAACGGCGACTCATGGAATGAATGGCCTGATGCAGATTCAAAACATGTTGAATTTGCTAAAAAGAACTGGAACACCATCCAGTCAGGTATTGCTGACTACAAGATGGGTCAAATCCGTAGGAGTATGAAGTAGTATCTGCATATTTTTTCGGTGACAACCGTCTATAATTGGTAAATGCAAGACCCTCGTAAACCACTTCCGCCTCGGGCTAAAGAGCGTGTAACTAACTACACATCGTTAAAAGGTGATTCAGAGCCTCGTAAGCCTATGGGCAGATATACAGACGATGTAGAGCAGGAAGAATACGGCGATATCTCAATGGGTCCCCGTAATATGGGTCGTATTCGCCCTAATCAGGCTGAATGGGGCGATTATATCCAATCCGCCCAAGAAGATTACTTACACGGGCTGGCTTCTGGTGACATCACATTACCAAAAGTAAAATACAGAAACACCAAGAGAAGGCGTGAATACCTCTCCAACCAACAGTTCCCTACAAAGGACGAATAATGGCTAAGTACTATTCAGATAAAAGCGGCTATGGGAATGACACCTATGAAGAAGTTGTAGCCGTCAACGATAAGCCTAACGCTAAGGGTGAGCATAAAGTAGCAAAAATGACTGTGCGCCACAGGCCCGCAGAAGAACGTGAAAACTTTAATCAACTAGAAAACCCTACTATTGCTAATAGGAATTACAGCGATAGAACTCACGGAGAACAAAAGGTTTACAACGACACAGGTTACGATTACCACGAACTTGCAGGAAACCTTGGGTGGGATCACACATACGCATCACGCCATGCCGAAAGACTCAAAGAGTACAGAGACAATCCTGACCATCCTGAATCCAAACAATACCGCCGTTATACAGGTATTTCGTATGCAAAAGAAATACGAACCATTCGCAAGGGTACATCACAGATGTTTACCCCTGATCCTGCTTCTACAAACGTAGCAGGAGCGTTTTCTCACTCTACAATGCGCCATACCGTGCCTATGATGGCGTCATATTTTCATCAAAAGTATGGTTCTTTAACCGCAGATGCAGATTTGTCAGAACACAGCGTCCGAATGACCCAACATGCAGAAAAACTGGGTCTTCCTGTGTCCCGCCATAGAGAAAATGAAGACCTAGACGTCACCAACAACTACAGTTTTGAGGACGAAGACATGACTATGTCTTCTAGTCACCTTAAATCAGTAAAAAAGCAGTCAGGATGGACTCAAATACCTGATTCAACCATGCGTTCGGCAAAACAACATTACAAGGAACTCCGTGGTATTGGTAAAAACACTCCTAAACCATTGAGTAACCAGTTCAGCCAGCCACAGTTGCCAGGCATGGAAGACAAATAATGGCGGCGTCAGACCATGTCGGTGACCACATCATGCGTGTCTACCATGCGTCTCGTGAAGAGACTCCGCCGCACGAGGTAGAACCTAAGTATGCTGATGAATTAAGGGACCTTAAAAAAACAATGAGTACAAAGGAATCACATAACAATACTCACCCAGATATTATTCACGCTGGCACCTATGAATCCGCAAAAGAAATTGGTGGGGGTATTCGCAAATACATGCATGTGTATGATGTAGACACTCGTGAGATGTCCCCAGTAACTTATGGTGACGCTTCTTATACAGGTGAAACTCAAAAGTTTAAAAAAAGGATGGAAGGCGCACAGCAGAGTTTGTGGGAGTCTGTCCCAAGTACAGGTATGGAAACTTTAGAACATGGTCGTGTACAGCCGTACAGAAATAAAGGAGAAGATGAGGGAAGCATCTCGTACATGATCCCTAAATCTGAAGTTGGTACAGGTCGTGTGAAGTATGTAGGTGAAATAGGGAAAGAGAAGAAGTAATGTCGTTATCTCACCACCAATTTCGCATGTTCATTCCCGCACATGAACTCATGTCGTTCGTACCCACCGATGTTAACGAAGATGACCGCTTAGCCTCAACCTACTCCGAATCCCACGGTTTACTACGTCAGAAACGCCAAGAGAACACCGAAGCATCCCTGGGACGAGAATCATTAAATAAGAGTGTGGCTAGACATGGTGTGGTTAGCCCAGTCAGTATCGCAGAATATGACGAACGTGGAGTCAGTGTCATCTTAAATGGACATCACCGTATTGCCGCCGCCTATGACACCAACCCCAATATGGAAGTCCCTGTAAGGAACTACGAATAATGGCGGCACATGAGCATTTAAGTCCTAAGTTGTTCCACGGTTCAGCACATTTTTTTGGTGAAGGGGACATTATTGAGCCAAAAATGGAGACACTCAGCCCAAGTGGTGTGCATGCCTTTGCTACAGAGTCACAAATTGATGCTAAATACTTTGGTGGACTAGCGGCAAAGCGTACTGGGCAGATGTTTGCACCTGTTTATGAGGTCACACCCGTTGATCCTGAAGAAAAAACACGCCATCCTTACGGTGTAACCACCCATATTTCTAAAAAAGGTTTTAAACCAGGAAAGATTGTGGATTGGGGCACTAATCCAGAGGCTTACTAGCCTTTACACACTTAGTTTAACTGCCATCTGACATGTGTACGAAATATACATGTGTATTTTTTCGCTAAAAGGTCTTGACAACTCGTATACATCAGTGATACTTTTGGGGTGAGCGGGTAATTTTGTTTAGTTGTACAATCGGTACATGGCAAAACGCAAAGTAAACCGAAACAACCCTGATCCAAGTTCTCCAAGTGAGGGCGCTCCAAGCATTTCTGGACAGCGCATCGGTGCAAGTGACCAGCCAAACCCAACAACCCGACCTATGCGTCAGGCGGCGTTCCTTGGTGCAGTAGCAGGTGACTGTGGTTGCCCACGTTGCTGTGATTATCGTGACATTGCACATATGGTCATGAACCCAGGATCAGAATACTAAACTAATTACCTAATGGGTAAAAAGAAGCACGTCCTGAACGAAGCCCAATTGGCTATGTTCATCCCTGCACATAAGTTGATGGACATGATTCCACTAGATCAGCCAGAAACTGATAAACCACAAAAGTACAAAGATCTTCCTCAAGTAACTTCTCGTAAAGTACAAGAAGCAAAAACTGAAGGTTTGTACAATGAAATTAAGAGTGAAGGTGTACAAGACCCAATCACAATAGGTCAACATCCTTTCAGTGTTCGTGGTCGTATGTACGATTACTTTCCTGGAGCCGATTACAAAGGTCCTGTCATTGAAGATGGGCACCACCGCATTGCGGTTGCCAATGACATCAACCCACGTTCAGAAATCCCCGTTCAATACGACTAGACTTTTGTCATGCCAACATATGCTTACAAATGCGGGAATGACCACCGTCATGAAGAAACCCGCAGTATCTATGACGAACAACAAGTAATCAATTGTCCAGACTGCGGTGAGCAGTTACGCCCTGTCTACTTCTCTCCAGCCGTCAATCTGGTCGGTCGTGGCTTTTATTCCAATGGAGGATGAATCATGACCAAATCGGTTATACTTAAACCCCTTATGACTACCTTCTTTATTGCCGCCATCGTTCTATTCGTTGTCCGTTCATTTCATCGTTTTGTTATGCGTGCTGTAGAATCTTACGAATACGGTTCACCATCCCCTAAAGAGGAACCACAGTATGAGACTTACTCATACCTTGGTACCCACACGGACTTCAAGAGGCGCTCTAAGGTCTAATCATCTATAATTGGTAGGTGAAGAAACTACTTTTTATTTCTGTTGTTTTGCTTGCAAGTTGTGGCTATGACGGTAATTACCGTTATGAGTGCCAAGACCCAGAAAACTGGGAAGCGCCACAGTGCCAAAGACCAGCATGTGAAGTAGATGGAGCATGCCCCGACGTATTGCTCGGCTTTGATCCGCTTTCAGGATCTTTATTTATTGACACCGTTCCTACAGAGGAGACAGTTGCCCCATGAAAAAGCGTATGACACCAGCAGAACTAGATGCTCGCCTTAAGTTTGTTATCGGATGCATGCTTGGTTTCGTTCTCATGATTACAACTATTGGTGTTCTCTGGGCACTCGTATTCGTAACACAGCCAATTGGTGCTCAAGCCGAAAACGACAAGATGTTCTTCGGTGTTCTTTCTTCCGTAGCAACTTTTATCACAGGTACGTTGGCAGGTCTAATGATCTCCACAGGACGTAACGGTGAAGACAAAGACGGTAACGGGATCCCTGACGACCAAGAATAGTATGCAACCATCCCTAGACGCCATTGCGTGGGGTGCATTTGTATCTAACGAAGACTTATGGGTCTTTGATAAATTAATCGTTGCAAGACATGCTGGTCATATTTGTGGTCCCGCAGGTGTGACAGTTCCAAAACCTGATGACTACTTTGTTAAGCCTGTTATGAACATTAATGGCATGGGTGCTAAAGCACGTGTTGAACACCTCACAGATAGTACGAATCATCTACACCCAGGTGAGTTTTGGTGTGAAATCTTTACAGGTGAGCATTTAAGCATTGATTACGAGTTAGGTAAGCCAATACTGTCTGTTGTTGGTGTCAAGCATTCAGAACACCCGTACAGCAGGTTTATCTACTGGGAGAAGACCAGTAAGACTTACCCATTACCTACCTTCTTAAAACATCTAACCACTAAATACAAAACTATAAATTGTGAATTTATTAATGGCAAACTTATAGAAGTTCATTTAAGAGGTAATCCTGACTTTGCTTACGGTAACACTTGCATGATCCCTGTATGGTTTGACGAAGCAGACCCTATGCCAGAAGGTTTTAAATTTGTTAGTGACAGTGGTAATGAAGTTGAAAGACTTGGTATTTGGATTAACTAGGGTTTTTACAACTGAAGGCTAATTGCCAGAAGTATTTACCAACCACAGGCCATTCAATCTGATTGTCTGCGTCAAACCATGATTTACCGTTTGGATCATTAGGTATTACATCAAACTGATTAACAATGTTATTGAACTCCAACGAAGTCAATAACTTCTCAACTCTTGTCTCGTGACAGTTCCAATGGTGGTGTGCACCATCCCACCATTCCAAACCAGGGACATGTGTGTCGGGAACATCTAAATGCTCCATAACTGACTCAACTAGCCACCACGGCTCTTGTCCGTCTTTCCATCGCTTAATAGTTTTATGGACGTCTGGTCCAACAATAAGCATCGGTGCATTAGGTTTAGCAATGCGTTGCATATCTTTAAGGAATGTAGATACTTCTAACCAAGGAATGTGCTCCAATACATGTCCCATATAGATGGCATCAAACGTATTGTCTTCAAAAGGGTATGGTTCACCAGGAGTTACTTTGACATCTGGTTTAGTGTCATCTGTTTCCCATGTATCTGCGTTTACCCAACCCTGTGCGTAGTGTGTTCCACAACCAACATTTAAAAGTTTCATTGAACATTTCCTCCATCAATTGGAAAGTACCAACCACTACCATGGGGTACAGCAGTAGGCATATCTTCTCGGTGATTAACTCCTGAGTAATGTGCAATTAATGATTTGCGTTGCATTCCAGGAACGTTTGGTTCAGAACCACGGTGTAGCAAACGACCATGCCAGAACAAAACATCTCCACGTTTTGGAAGATATGTGATTACTTCCGCATTACGCTTTTCAATCTCGGCTTCAAACAACGGAGTGAGCAAGCGCTCACTGTGCTTAGGCCATGTATGGTCACGCTCAGATGGGTCTAATGCGTTAAGTATCTTTTCTCTTGTAACCGTAGGCCACCTGTGTGATCCACGAACAAATTGAAATGGACCAGAATCTGGATGGATGTCTTCCAGTGCAATCCAAATTGCAACGTAGTAGTCACCAACGTGTGATGGATTGAGATAAGTGTCTTGATGCCAGTTACGGCGAGTAGTAACCCAACCAGTTAGGTTTAAGTGAACAGCGGCAGGTTCGCCAATCAATTGTTCCATCGTGTCATTAATCATGTGATGGGTAAGAATATTTAATACTTCTGGGTGACGACGGTACGGAGTACAGTCAGGCCAACCACCAGGTCGCTCTAAGTTGTGTTCAATCCAGCATTGTTCATACTGTTGCATTAAGTCTTCTGGCAACAGTCCCTTTTTAATGACAAAGCCGTCATCATTCCAATCAGCAGGACCAGGAAGCGGTGCAGGTATAGTCAGGTCAGATAAATCCATGATGTAGACTATACATGTGATTGTTACTTACCCGATACACACCCCTGCTATGCAGGACGCAATTGATCAAGCAATGCGTCTTGCTAAGGCTCATGGCTACAAGTCGTCTGTTTTATTAAACATTCGGTCTGTAGGAGCAGGTGCATGGGAAGTAAAACTCCAAGTACTGAAGTAACCGACTGTAGCGAGCAGTGTGTTCGGTGCGGCGCTCGTATGCGCCCAGAACATGCCCATTACCGTTGCCCTGAGTGCGGATCCAGAGACGCCTGCTGTGAAGGGGTATATTAGGTGTTTTCCAAACTATTTTATAAGTACGTTGTTACAAATGTAGTACAATGTATTACCGAGACTCAACGAGGACGGGTTGCCTGCGGGCGGCCCGTCTTTCGTGTCTAAGGAGGGACATGAGATTTCGTAAAGGCTTTTGGATCTACTTCCCTGTAGCGCTATTTGCTTGGATTTCGCCAATCACTTCTGTTAAAGCAGACGCTCTCGGTGAATGGACATACAGTGAGTCTACTTATTGTGGTGGATACATTGAAGTCGTAAACGACGCCATAACTCTGCATGGTCCTGATAATCAATTAGCGCCGCAAGGATCACCTTGTGGGGGAGCGCATTGGGTCAAAATTGAGACCACAATTCCCGCAGATGTAGACACAATAGATTTCACTTGGTCATATCAAACCAATGATGGTTGGGTCTATGATCCACCGCAGTACGCAGTTAATGGCGTGTACACCTTGCTTACACAACAGAACAATGCGACAGGTTCGCTATCTGTACCCGTTAATGAGGGCGATATCTTCACGTTCCGTCAATACTCAATAGACACCTGTTGTCAACCTGGTCATCTTACAATTAGTAATTTGTCTTTGTGGAACGGTATTTCACAAACAACGACTACTTCTTCCACTAGCACTTCTACTACTAGCACTAGCACTAGCACTAGCACTAGCACTTCTACTACTAGCACCTCTACGACAACTACTACTTCTTCTTCCACCACTTCCACAACGACGACGACAACATCCACAACAACAACAACAATACCGCCGACAACGACCACAGAGTCCACGACCACCACAAGTACTCAACCTCAGACGACGACGACATCCACAACGAGTACCGTACCTCAGACGACATCTACCACGACCTCTTCTTCCAGTACCACGATCCCTTCAAATCCTCCCACAACCACGTCAACAGTCCCACCAGTACCGTCAACTTCAACGACAGTGCCAGAAACCACAACAACCACCACAACCACAACCACAACATCTACAATTCCTCCCGCTCCTGAACCTGAACCTGAACCTGAACCGATCGTAGAAGTGCCGACAGGCACCACAACGACAGTAGTAGAGGAACCCATGCCAGAAGAGACGCTTCCTGAAGAAACAACCACAACAACTGAACCAGAACCAGAGACCACTGAACCAGAAACCATAACAACTGAAGCACCCCCCGATACTACATTTGAAGAAAATACAACAACAACGTTAGAGCCAAATTTAGAGCCAAATTTAGAGCCATTGACAGACATCCTTGAGAACATCTTTACCCCCGATGCTTCTACCGAAGAGATAACGGATGCACTTGATGAGATTCTGAGCGCTGACCTTTCTACTGAACAATTTACTGCCGTAATGGATGCCGTACTTGCTGATACGACTGATACCGAGCAAGTGTCTGAAGTCTTAGTTTCTTTGTTGAGTTCTAATCTTTCAGGCGAAGAACTTACAATTGTGATGGATACCGTCTTTAGCGCAGAAGCAAGCGTAGAAGAGATGGGAGCAATTGTTGAGAACTTGCTGGGTTCTAACCTTTCTTTGGCAGAACTGGAAGCGGTCTTTACGGCTGCCTTTGACGGGGACTTAGCCGATGAGGCAACTGTTGCCCTCGTTGAAGAGATCCTTAGTAGCCCACTTGATGACAACGAGTTTGCAACGGTAATCAATGCCATTTTTGACGAAGAAGTGTCTGATGAGGTTTTGACACAAACTTTTGATGCCATTTTAACTCCTGAACTGTCGGACAGTAAGTTTGAGGAAGTAGTAAATATCCTTGAAAATGACACCATTACAAACGATCAGGTTGCTCAAGTAGTGGATTTGGTCATTTCTCAAGAAGGTGGAGTAAGTGAAGGACAAGCCACCGAACTGGCTACGAGCGCCAAAGTGCTGGAAAGCGTTTCAGGAGAGCAAGCGGCTGAGGTGTTTGATGCGATTGTGGCTTCGGCTGTAACCCCAGAGGATGGTCTTGCCATTGTTGACGCTGTGCAAGATGCCCCAGAACCCGTTAAGGAATCTTTTGAAGAAGAATTAAATATCTACGAGGGTGTCTTTGACACCTATACCGCAATTGGATCAGGGATACCTGTCAGTGGACGCAGAGTTATCATTGCCGTAACTACGGTATCATTTATATTGCCTGCACCAGTCGTTTCTAGACGTAGATAACCCATCTGACCTTTTTCTAGGAGACCTGTGAAGAAACTTATTAATGAAATGCACGCTCTGGCTTGGACGCTGGGTGGTACGGGCATGGTCCTAATCACCCTTAGCGGTCAGACGTTAAAATGGGGTATTTGGATTACAATCGCCTCCTTGGTGATACACCTCGCTGGCGCCCTTCTAAAAGGTGACGACTCCGTAGAGTAAACTTATAACATGACCACTAATTCCCACACCATTAATTATTCAATTGTCCGTGGGTTACCTTGGGAGCGTTTGATCATTGTCAAGGATCGCCGCACCCGTAAGCAGATAAAGCCTACTGAGGCTCGGTCGTTTATCCAGACAACGAGTTTGGCTAAAAAAGAGTTGACTGTTGAAATAACAAGTGCAAATGGCATTATGCTCTACTTGAGCGCCGAAGAGACCCAAGACCTCCCTCTAGGAGAACTTGAGTATGACGTCCTCGCCACTATTGACGATATTCAGCGCCCTGTTGCACGGGGTACAATCGTTGTGTCGGCTCTTGACAATATAACCCCGATGGAGGACTCACAGGCAATGGAAATCCGTTTCAAGCAACGTGTGGACTTCCGTCGCACATTTACATGGAAAGACGCCGATGGCGACGTCCTTACCGTTCAGAACGCCTACATGCAGGCAAAGGACACCGCAGGCACCACTGTGCTGGACTTGCGCTGGTACTCGTCTACCCCATCAGAAGCGACCGTCATTGCACTCCCTGCGGAGCGCCGTGGTTATCTTGCTCCAATTGCTGGTGCGACACTAGAAATGCATATTTCAGACAAAAACACAATTGCCGCAGGTAGTTACAACTTTGATTTGTTTGTTCAGGACTCGGCTGGTGATTGGGATTGTTTGGCATCTGGAACTGTTGTTGTAGAAGCCTCTATCTCCGCACCGCCCGCATGACCACCAATACCGTTGAGGTAACAAAGCAACCGAACAAGTACGTTACGGTAACGCAGAAGAAGACGGTTTCTGTTGTCACAGACCCTGCTGACCAAGTAATTGAAGTTCATGACCCAGGTGTCGCTGGTCCTGCAAACAATCTGACTATTGGAACAGTTACTGTTGCCGAAACAGCAAGCGCCAGTATTACGGGTATTTCTCCAAATCAAGTACTAAACCTTGTTTACCCCGCATCTGTTCGCCATGTCCACACTCAAGGAACAGTTGCCACAACATGGACAATTAACCATGCTTTAGGTGGCTACCCTTCGGTCTCCATTGTGGATAGCGCCAAAACAGTAGTTATTGGGGAAGTTACCTACTCAAGTACCACACAAGTTGTAGTAAACTTTACATCAGCGTTCTCTGGCTATGCCTACCTCACGTAAGGAATCTTAATGGCTCAAAAGTTTCTAACTAATATTGACCTCAATCAGAATCAACTGCTTAACGGCACGTTTGAGGTTGTAGGCACCGACCCTAACACGGGCAACTTTGATGGTCGCATGATCTTTAATAGCACTGAAGGTACTATTAAGGTTTACGACGCTACCGCTTCTGCATGGCGAAAGATGATCACTGGGGTTACCTCTGCTGGTTCCCAGTCAACCGCCCTTACTATTAGTGAATCTAATGGTGCTATTACCATTACACCAAACCTTGCTACTTCAGCAAGTGCTGGTCTTCTATCGGCTTCAGACTTCTCAAAGTTGGCAGATGCTACTTCAGAAGCAACCGCCAACAAGTTGGTTATCCGTGACGCTAACGGTCAAGCCAAGTTTGGCACCCCTACCGATGATGCACATGCCGCAACTAAGGGCTATGTAGACGCCGCTCGCTCAGGTCTTGATGTTAAAGCGTCGGTTCGTGCCGCCACAACAGCGCCAATCAACCTTGCGTCAGACCTTGAAAACGGTGACACCCTTGATACCAACGTAACTCTTGCTACTGGTGACCGTGTTCTCGTTAAAGATCAGAGCACTGCATCTGAGAACGGTATCTACGTTGTGCAGGCTTCGGGTGCCGCAGTTCGTGCAACAGACTTTGACTCTAACGCAGAAGTAACCCCTGGTGCATTCACCTTTGTTGAAGAAGGAACACTTAACGCAGACAGCGGTTGGGTTCTCACCACCAACGGAACCATCAACGTAGGTGTAACGGGTCTAACATGGGCTTTGTTCTCGGTTGCTGGATCTATTTTTGCTGGCGACGGTCTTACCAAGACTGGTAACACCCTCAATGTAAACGGAACCACTGACCGTATTTCTGTCAGTTCTGATGCTGTAGACATTTCTGCCAACTATGTTGGTCAATCCAGCATCACTACCCTTGGTACGATCACCACGGGTGTATGGAACGGTACAGATGTTGCTGTTACAGACGGTGGTACTGGCGCAAGTGATGCGGCAACTGCTCGTACGAACCTTGGTATCAAGACGACTGCTGGCGCAGTTACAACAACTACTTCAGCACTTGCTCGTATTGCCAAGCAAGGTTGTGCCGCAAGTAGCACAGGCGTTTCAACCACTACAGTTACTCACAACTTTGGAACAACTGATGTAAACGTGCAGATTTACGAAGTATCAAGTGGTGCAACAGTTATTGGAGATGTGACTCGCTCTAACGGAGACACTCTCTCAGTTGTCTTGTACGGCACCATCTCTGCTAACGATTACACTATTGTTGTAGTAGGTTAGTAATTAAATAGACCTTGAGGGGTCACAACATAGGAAGCGATTGAGGTCGTGGCACAGAAATTTACAGTACCTATTACTGTCAAGCAACTTGCGTCTGCTGGTTCTGATGCTGTCACCGTTTATGTTGACCAAGATACCTTTTCTCGCCTAAAAGTTGAGGCAGGTGGTCGTCTTACTTGGGGTTCTGGCGCATCTGCTGGGGACGTAAACCTTTATCGTGCATCTGCTGATGTATTACAAACAGACGACACTTTTAAAACACCAACTCTGTTTGTAGACAACATTGAAATTGACACTACAGGTGCGACAACAACTCAAGCACTTGTCTTTAACGGTGTCAAGTTTGTTCCAGGAGATGTTGCCGCATCAGGTGGTGCCTCACTTACTGTTTCAGATACAGCGCCTGCATCACCAGAAGTAGGTGACCTTTGGTTTAATTCTTCTAATGCTAGGACATACGTTTATTATGACTCATCATGGGTTGAAGTAGGTGCATCTGGTGGCGTTGCAACACTTGATGACATTGGAAACGTAACCGCACCTTCTCCATCAAACGGTGATCTAATCCAGTGGAACGGAACAGCATGGGTAAACGTTGCTTCCTCAACTGTTGGTGCTACCAACCTTGATGGTCTTACTGACGTTACCATTACATCAGCAACCAATGGTCAAATACTTGTATACAACGGAACAAACTGGGTTAACACAGTTCGCCCATCAAATGAACCGATGGGTCACGAGAACAAAGACGACAGCGTAATTTCCTTTAATGAAGGAACTAGGACATTCTCTATTGCTCCAGCATCTACTTCTTACACCGTATGGTGTGCTGGAAAGCGTTTTGTAAAAACGGGTACGGAAACTGTTGAGATTCCTGATACATCAGGTCTCTACTATATTTACTTCAGTTCCTCGGGTGTGCTCTCATATCGCACCAGTTATTTTGTTTGGGACACAGACGCTCCAACTGCTTACATCTACTGGAACGAAGTAGACAACAAAGCGTATTTCTTTGCTGATGAGCGTCATGGTATAACGCTTGACTGGGCAACCCATGAGTATCTCCACAGAACCCGTGGTGCGGCTATAGCCAACGGTTTTGGAGTTTCAAACTATTCAATTGATGGCAACGGTTCGTCGGATACTCATGCCAAGTTTGACCTTGCTGGCGGAACATTCTTTGATGAAGACCTACAAGTTGATATTGTGCACTCAAATACGCCTACGGCAAATACATGGGAGCAGGTTCTTGAGGGTAATGCTGAAATTCCAGTATTTTACAGAACAAACAATCATTGGAAAAAAGATACTGCAACAGAATTTGCATTTAAACAGGGAACATCTCGCCCTCAATACAACCTGTTTTCTTCGCCGAACTGGTCAACAGTAGATATTGCTAATAATAAGTTTGCGATTTCATGGATTATTGCAACAAATAACCTAAACGAACCCGTTATTGCAATCATGGGCCAAGATGAATATCTAACTATTGGTGAAGCAGAAGCCGCTGCCTGGGAAGACCTCAACCTTGACGGCTTCCCAATTGTTGAATTCCGCCCACTGCACAAGGTTGTATTCCAAGGAACCGATTCATTCACGAACTCCGTAAATGCCGCTATTCGTGGTATTTATGACTTGCGCCGTGTGTCCTCCAATGGCAGTGCAATCCCATCAACTCCAGTATCTGACCACGGGTCAATGACGGGTCTTGCAGATGATGACCATACCCAGTACTTAACCGACGCTCGCCATAACGCCCTTGACCACTCAACAGCAATGGCAAGTGTTGTTCTTGACGATATTTATGACGTCAATACAAGTGGCGCTTCCGCTGGAGATGTCCTTACATATAACGGCTCTATATGGACAGCCGCATCAGCGGCTAGTGGTGGATCTACAGTTACTGCTTCTACAACTCCACCATCTTCTCCAGAATCTGGAAGCATTTGGTTTGACTCCAGCACCGCTAAAACATACGTTTACTACGATTCGTTCTGGGTTGAAATCGGTGGAACATCTGGTGGAGCAAAGATGTATGTCAGTGAAACGGCCCCATCTACACCACTTGAAGGTCAACTTTGGTTTAAATCCGATACTGCCCAAACCTTTGCTTACTACGACTCATTCTGGGTAGAAGTAGGTGCGGCAGGTATGGCGGCAATAGCCGCAGATGCCGCCCCAGCATCACCTGTAACTGGACAACTTTGGTTTAATAGTTCTACAGGTGGTACCTACGTTTATTACGATTCAGCATGGATTGAAGTAGGTGCAGTAGCCGCAAACACGGTGTTTAACCTTGTTGACGCTAAAGGCGATCTCCTTTTAGGAACCGCCGATAACACATTGGCTCGCCAAGCAGTTGGTACTAACGGTCAATTGCTACAAGCAAACAGTTCCGCAACAAATGGGGTTGAGTGGATCACCCCTACTTATGCTCCAGCCGCAGGACCTACTTTTACAGGAACCGTAGTTCTCCCTTCTACGACCTCAATTGGAACTGTTACCTCTACCGAAATCGGATATGTAGACGGAGTAACTTCGGCAATTCAAACACAGTTGGATTCTAAAGCCCCATTAGCAGGGCCTACGTTTACAGGAACAGTAGTTCTTCCTTCAACAACTTCTATCGGCACAATTACTTCTACTGAATTGGGTTATGTGGATGGAGTCACTTCTGCTATCCAGACACAGTTGAATGCTAAAGCCCCGACAGCATCACCAACATTTACAGGCGATGTGGCTGGTCCAGGAAGAATCACGGCAACAAATGCTAGCGGTAATGTTTGGCTAGGTGATTGGACTGGTGGTTCTGCTTATCGTGGAGTTGGCACTAATAATACTTTTTTACTATTAGGTCATGCAACCGACACTAACAGTTATCTGATTAATAATACTGGTGGGATAAGTCTTAGAACTGCTGGACTTGACAGAATAAATGCCAGTAGCACTGGTTGGGTGACTACTCCATATAACCCATCGTTCTCATCATACAATGTTAACGCCGCAAGCGCTGGTCAAGACCTTGTATTTGCAACTACAACCGTAAACGCTGGTAGTTGTTACAACACATCAAACGGAAGATTTACTGCACCTATTGCTGGCTCTTACTGGTTTGCATATAATTGTCTACAACAAAACGGAAACACGGGCGAGTACAGACATGCATTGTACAAAAACGGCGGTGGCGTTGGTGGGTTGCGGTTTATCTTTTTCAAAGATGCGGCTGGGTGGCAGTCAACTTACGCTTATGGTGTTATTTATTTAGCGGCTAACGACTATGTAACGCTTCGTTATGAGTCTGGTGCTGGCGTAATGTACACTGACGGTAATTACAGCAACTTTTCTGGTTATTTAATAGGTTAGGAGATTTTATGAATTACACAATCACACTCACTGAAGCAGAAAACAAGGCACTTGCTTATATTGCTGTTGACCCACAAGATTGGATTGACAATGCGGTAAAAGAACGCTGTCGTTTGGCAATAGAGGAAATCTTCCAAGCAGAAGTACAGCGCATGCTGTCTGACCCTACCATTACAGAAATCCCTGCTGACCGTGACGCTGTAGTTCTTGCCGCAAATATTCAATCTGCCGCAGAGAAACAAGCAGAAATAGAAGCGAGTATTGCAGAGGCATAATGGCAATTGACTTCCCTAACTCCCCTGCCACAAATGACACCTACACGGTAGGTTCACGTACTTGGACATGGACTGGAACGATTTGGGAACTTAAAAGTGGTGCGGTTGGCGCTGGAACAGTAGGGACTACAGACCTTGCCAATAATGCTGTAACTCAAGCAAAGTTAGCATCTACTTTGTCAGGCACTACTATCTGCACGTCTTCTACCAGACCAGGATCGCCATTTGATGGTCAATCTATTTACGAGACTGACACGGATAAAACATTAGTATGGAATGGATCGGCTTGGTACGCAAACTGGAATAGTGCGTGGGGGCAAGTTGGTTATGCAAGTCGCTCAACAGCATTTACATTAAGCGCAACATCCACCGATGTAACTGGTCTTTCTGTTACGTGGACTGCCATTTCTGGTCGTATGTATAAAACAACTGCTTTTGTTTATTTCTCTGTTGGCGCAGGAACTGGAAGTTTATTTGTTACTGTTGCTGACGGTTCAGGGGTGAGAGTTGCTGAAGGCGGAACATATGCTGCGGCTATATCGTACCCAAGCGTCAATGTAACTGGCTATACAACTGGACTCAGCGGAAGCCAAACACGAAAAGTCAGAAGCAACTTTTTAGGTATTACTTCTGCGTCAACATTGGCTGCATCCGATTACCCATCCGTAATTATTGTTGAAGATATTGGACCTGCATAGGTAACAAATGATTACTTTTTATAATAAAAATGAATTGGAGTCCTAATGCCAGCAATTGACTTTCCTAACAGCCCGTCAACTAATGACGCTTTTGTATCTGGGGGTAAGCGCTGGGTCTACAACGGCTCTGCTTGGATCCTAAGTACCCCAGCAACGTATGTTATTGCCAATAGCGAAGTAACCGCTGACAAACTTGCTACGGACTCAGTTACTGCTATAAAAGTAGCCGCAAACGCCGTTACGGAGACAAAACTTGCTACTGATGCAGTCACTACTGCAAAAATAGCCGCACTTGCCGTTACTGATGCCAAACTTGCTAGTGATTCAGTTACTACAGCAAAGATAGCCGCAAACGCTATTACGGCGGCAAAACTAGCGGCTGGAGCATCTAACGCCTACGTTCTGACCGCTGACTCGTCTACCACTTCGGGTGTAAAATGGTCAATCATCCCTCCGTCTGGTGGTCTTTCAACCACTACAGAAGGTGCAATTATGACTATGACCATAGGAGCGTAAATGGCAATCGGAGACAGAAACGAAGCACGGCTTGGTGGCCCAGTTCAATTAGGCACATCTACGACCACAATTGTTACAGCCGCAACTGGGTACGCTGACATCATTAAGCAAATAATCATTGCAAACACGGATACGGTTGACCGTACTGTGACGTTGGCTATTGGGTCTGCGGCTACAGCCGCTAACCGCATCATGTCGGCGCTCCCTATTGGCGCAAACGATCTCATGGTCTGGGATACCGCTATTGTTCTAGCCGCTGGTGAGACATTACAAGGATTGTCAGACACAGCCGCCAAAGTCACGGTAACCGCCGTTGGCTGGGAGAAGCAGACTGCCTAATGCCATTTACTGAAGGTTATGGCATTGGCTCATTGAAGCCTGGGGTGTGCACTAGTACTACACGCCCTGCCAGCCCTTATGAGGGTCAGATGGTTTACGAAACCGACACTGACATGGTTGCTATTTGGAACGGTTCTGCATGGCGTTATATTGCCGCTACAACGCCAACTAACGGAACTGTTTTACAAGTTGTTTCTGATACTGGCACTGGTGTTTTGCAAACATCTAGTACAACTTTTTCTGATACAGGTTTGTCCGCTTCCATTACGCCTAAATCTACTTCTAGCAAGATTCTTGTATACGCGTCTGTTCCATGTGCCAAGACATCTACAAACGCTGGCAGCGCAGTTAACTTAAGAATTGTGAGAGATTCCACAACAATTACAACTTCGTATGCAAATTTGTATTCTGGGACAAACGAGACAATCGTTGGAACTGTTCCACTTCTTTACTTGGATTCTCCGTCTACTTCTTCTGCTGTTACTTACAAGGTGCAATATGCAAACTTTATTGCTGCATCGTTGGCAGAAGTGCAGGGGAACGGTAGTGATTCATACATGATTTTGATGGAGATTGCTGGCTAATGACTATTTCTGCTACGACACAAGGCATCAAACCTGGAGT